TGGGGATACCAAACTATTTTAACCGACGGATTTACTGTGTTAGCAGTACCACTTACTGGAACTTATGTAAGATCAACAACTGATTTTGCAAACTGGAATGTAGAAATTGAACTACCTGTAGCAGGTGATACGTCATTAGATGACGGGCTTGGAGGGAATAATCCAAACTACAACGGTGGATGGGTTAACGGCACGTTTGGTAATAACACTTGGTTCATAATGTCAAGTACAGGCCAAAACTGCTTGTATTCAGTTTCAGGCGGGTTAACCTGGTTAACAGTTAATCTTCCAACACTAACGACTGGCAGCTATGAATCTGTAACATACGGTAACGGTGTATTTGTTGCTATTGCTAGAAATGGCGAAACTAGTGCATACTCTACAGATAATTGTGCTACTTGGACTAGAATTGATTTACTATTTGCAGACGATGATTGGGTTGATATTGCATATGGTAACGAAACGTTTGTAGCAATTGATAGTTCAAGCAATACTGTTATATATTCAAAAACTAACGGCGACACTTGGAACACTGCGTCAGTTGACACTTCGTTAGATAGTACAGTAACTAACTGGAATAATATTGAATACGGTAATGGACGATTTGTTGCAACATCAACAGATTTAAGATCAGCTGTATACAGTTTTGATGCTGTAACATGGTATGCTTCTAACTTACTTGTTAAAGGTAATTTGCTTACATATGGCAACGGATCGTTTGCATTAATTGATTCAGAAACTAATAAACTTTACCAGTCAATTGATGGGTTAGATTGGCATACATTTACACTAGCATCTGCAACGTATTCAGCATTAGGATTTACTTTTGATAAGACAACTAGAAAAGGGTATTTCATAACAATTGACGAGGATGCTAACACAAGCCAATTTAGTATCGGAACTAAGGCACTAGCAAGACCAACTATTACTGATGGAAAAATTACAAGTATTAGTATACTAACTCCGGGTTCTGGATATACTTCAGTGCCCACATTAACAGTTACGGATCCTAACAACTCTGAAGATGCGTTGTTTACAGCTCGTATTGGCGACGGTGTACTAGGTGCTCCGACATTTGCAAATCAAGGATTTGGTTATAGTACAGCTTCAACAGCAATTGCTATTACTGGTAGCGGCTTCTCTGACTCATTCCAAACTGGCTTAAAAATTGTTTGTAGAAATATTACTCGTGTTCCGCAACCAGGCGATAACGTTGAGTTCGAAGGCAACCCGGAAGTATATAGAGTTGCTAAGTCGACTACAATTAGAGGAACAACAGTTCCAAACCTCGAGGCTGAGATACAACTTTCTCCAGGACTAACACAAGCAGATACTCCGGCACACGACACAGCGTTTACTATTCGTAGTAGATTTAGTCAAGTACGTTTAACAAACCATGACTTCTTAAACATTGGTTTTGGTAACCAACTACAGTCTAACTATCCGTTGCTTCCTGAAAATACAGGACTTGAACCACAAGACGAAGTTCAAGAAACAAACAACGGTCGTGTGTTTTACTCAAGTACAGACCAAGATGGTAACTTTAGAGTTGGCGACTTGTTTGCTGTTGAACAGGCAACAGGTATTGTTACACTAAGTGCTGACGAGTTTGGACTTGATGGATTGAGTGAATTGAGTATTGGCGGTGTTGCACTTGGTGGATCACCTGTTGTTGTTAAAGCGTTTAGTACAGACGGCACATTTACAGCAAACTCGAATCAGTTAGTACCAACTCAACGAGCGATTAAGACTTACTTAACAAGTCGTTTGTCGCAAGGTGGTTCAGATACATTTACAGGCTTGCTAACAGCAGGTACTGTTAAAGTAGGTGGCCCAGATGAGATTACATCCACAGTACAAGAAGGTGGTGAAGGATGGGAAATTAAAATTGCAACCAAAGCAAACTTTTCAGGTGTCTTTGGTAATAGTGGTTGGGGTGGAGATGGTTTAGCATTAGCGTATTTTACCAAGACTTTTGCCGATCCGACACGTGATGGACAACAATAAGATAAATACATGAACATGGAGTATTAAATAAAAATGGCAGAGTTTAAACTAGGTAGAATCCGTTTTGTATGGCAAGGCGATTGGGCAGCAAACGTAGGATACGTTGCTGATGACGTTGTAAGTTTCGGCGGTAAATCTTACATTTGTATTCAGAATCATACATCTAATACAGAATTTAATACAGATTTCGAAAGCGACATCCCCAAGTGGGACATTGTTTCAGACGGAACGAGTTGGAAAGCTGACTGGGCGCCTGAAGTAGAATATGCTCCAGGTGACGTTGTTAAGTACGGTGCTAATGTTTACATTTGCGAAAACGGTCATACATCGGCTACATTTGTAGCACCTGATTATTTAGGTCTCGAAGCCAACCTAGATGATTGGACAAGTTTTGCTACATCGTTTGATTGGAAAGCTAGTTGGACTAATACTACTAGATATAAAATTAACGACTTAGTACGCTACGGAAGTTATGTTTATGTTTGTAATACTGCACACGTTTCTGCCACTACAGATACACTAGGACTTGAAAGTGATCAAGCTAAGTGGACGCTGTTTAGTGAAGGTCTAGTTTATACAGGCGAATGGGTAACAGCAACAAGATACCGTGTTAACGACTTAGTAAAATACGGTGGTAATGTTTGGATTGCTACTGCGGCACACAGCTCAGTAGACTTTGAAGCAGATGAATCATATTGGGAATCATTTGTTGAAGGGTTCCAATTTGAGAATTCATGGACTAACTTATCTAACTACCAAATCGGAGATACAGTAACATACGGCGGATATATCTATGTTGCTAAAACAAATAATACAAATAGTCAACCAACTGCTAACCCAGATGACTGGGATGTTTTTACTACTGGATTTAAATTCCAAGGCGATTGGGCTGTATTAACAAATTATAAAGTTGGCGATGTAGTACGTTTAGGAGGCAACACATATGTTGCACAAACTGACAACGTAGGAACTGAACCACCAGCTGCGGCATGGGAAGTTTTAAACACTGGCATTAACTGGACTATTAGTACAGAGACATTCCTCCAGGCACAGGGTACCAACTTAATTGGTTCTGGTTCTGGCGCAAGATTTGACATTGTTAAATCTAAAACAGTTTACACTGTTACTGTTTCAACAGGCTTTGCTGGAACAGGGTATGCAGTAAATGACGTCATTCAGATTACAGGTGATGTTATTGGCGGCACAAGCCCAGCAAACGATTTAACTGTAACAGTTTCAGCTATTAACGCAGGTGAAGTAACAGGCGTAACACATACAGGTGTATCCTCTACATGGAAACTTGGACAAGCATATGCAGTAGGCGATGTTGTAGTATATGGCGCAAGTAGCTTTATTGCTATTACGAAACATACTGCTACAGTTGATGACAGACCAGATAACGATCTAACAGCAGCATATTGGAATCTATTAACACTTGGTAGTGAGGCATTTGCGTTAACTACTGACGGCGACATGGTTTACTACGGTGAAAATGGTCCAACAAGATTGCCAGTAGGCATTGATGGACAAATTTTACGTGCTACTGACGGCGTACCGGCCTGGGCAAACTACGGTCTAATTGACAACGTTGTATATATCGGACCACTAGGAACTAACGAGCCAGCTCCTGCATCCGGCTTAACAATTGACAAACCTTGGAGAAGTGTACGTTATGCGTTAGAGCAAGTGCGTGACGGTTATCTAAATCCAGAAGCAAAACATATCTTAAAGAACAACAAAGAGTTCTTTATGAAGGAAATTACAAACTGGGTAAAATATACATATAGAGTTAATATTACAGAAGCAACAACTGGTACACAGACATTTACTTGTTCAGATACTTCAAAATTAGACAGAGGCATGCCAATTGTATTTGACGGTACACTAGGCGGCGTCACTGCTGGAACAATTTACTTTGTTGATCAGATTATTACTAGTACAACATTCCGCATTAGCGACATTCAAAATAGTAACATTCCAAGAATCCTAACAACTGGTGTAGGACAAATGGTAGGTGACTTAGCATACGATTCTGTAAAATGTGAAAGAGACACTGGCTATATTGTTGACGCGGTAATTTACGATGTTTCAAGAGGCGGAACATCTAAAACTGTTGAGGCAGCAAAAGCATACTACACAGTTGCAGGTAACTTGTATATTAATGGAACATTTGGTTCACAGGACGTACAAACTGTTGAAGCATATACACAATTAAAAAGTATTATTGGCACAGTATTAAATAACAAACAGCCTGTTAGTTTTCAACATTTAAATAATATTCCTAGAGACGAGAGAGCAGTACAAATTATTGATCTATCGTTAACAGCTGAAGAAACTGCAAAGACCAAAGCAGCTGGACTAGTAGATATTATTACTACTGGCATCGCAGCAGGGTCGGCAACAGCAGTCCCGACAGCAACTAATCCAAATACTACAGTGTTTATTAAAACAGGTACATACAATGAAGTTCTTCCAATTGTTGTACCAGAATTTACAGCTATTGTTGGCGACGAACTACGTACATCTGTTGTACAACCAGCACCAGCTACTCCATTACTAGCAACTGACAGTAATAAAGCTACTAGCGCATTAAAGAGAATTAAAGAAGTTATTCCAGATGTGTTACAAAATATCGATATTACCAAAACAACTGGTAATACAACAGTACAAGAATATGTTAATGGTTATGCAGGAAACACAGCAGCATCAAACAGATTAGCAGTTGGCACTGGCTTAATTACTGAAATCTTACAAGAAGGTTTAGATGTAATTCCAGCGTTGCCTGCTGTAGGAAGTACTCCTACAAGTGGAGCAAATAATGCAAGTGATGCAGGACACGCTGATGCAATTGCACAAATTGAAGCAAACATTGACTTTATTGTTGCAGAACAAACAGCATGGATCCAATTCCAAGTTGCTAATGTAATTGCACCATTTGCCGCAGACTTTACTTTTGACACTGCAAATTGCGAAAGAGATACAAAATACATTATTGATGCATTGCGTTACGACTTAACGTATGGCGGCAATTTAGAAACTACTGTTGCTGCAAGAAGTTACTTTGTTAACGGTAATCCAGTATACGGTACAGGCAAGAAAGACGAAACACTTGCAACATATGCACATTTAAAATTAATTATTGGTGACGTAATTACTGAAACAGCTATTACGCCAACTTCTGGAAATACGTTAACACAAGATGTTACAGGTACACCAGGTAGTGCAGCTGCCGAAACTTTTACAGATACACGTATTCAAGAAATTTATGACTGTATTGACAACGATGGCACATTGCCAACACCAGTTGCTCCAGATCTTACTTGGGTTCCAGCAACATTAACAACAGTTAATACTAATGTTGTAGCACAAACTGCAACTATACAAAATGCAGTTATTGATCACGTTAACACAAACTACGGCGATTATACTTATGACAGTGCTAAGTGTCGCAGAGATTCAGGATTGCTACAAACTAACTCAGCATATGATGTTGCACTAAACACAAACTATAATGCTGTACGTGACGGTCTTTCTTACAGAAGACAGATGTCAAAAGAAGTTATTGACAACCAATTAACTGAAACTGTAGGTGCTATTACACAAGAAAAAACACTTGTAGCAGCATTAATGAGTGACGCCACTGCAATTACTAGAAACGCAGCATACTGGGATGAAGTAATTGACATTGTTAGTAACGGTACTGCAAACGCAGATACTATTACATTTAGTGACCCGGGCGGAGTAGCAGCAAAAACTACAGCACGAACACAGTTACAATCAAACAGACAAGACATCATTGATGACTTAACAGTTTGGATCGCAGCAAACTATCCGAACTTAGATTACACAGTTGAAACATGTGAAAGAGATACTGGCAGAATTATTGACGCAGTTAGCTACGACATTCAATACGGCGGCAACAGTGCAATTATTGAAGCAGCTAATGCATACTTTATTGGTTATGCACAAGCATTGCCACTTCCACAACGTGCAGCATCAGCAGCAGCAATGGCACAATTGGCTATTATTGCTACTGATTACATGTCGGGTGCAACTGAAGAAGCAGAAGTAGCAGCGTTATTACAAATTGTTGTTGATGTAATTACATCAGGTGATAAGATTGACTTGCCTACTAAAGTATATCCAAGCACAACATGGGTTGCTGCTGGTATTAAAGCAGATGCTGATGCAGTATTAGCGGACACAAGTGTTGTTCCGGCTGTATTACAGTATATTACTAATACTTACAGTAACTTTGTATACGATCATGCTAAATGTTCACGTGATGTTGGGTTTATGCTTGATGCACTACGTTTTGACATTATGTTTGATTCAACATTTAGGTCTATTAAAGCTGGTATGTCGTACCAAAGAGGTATTGCATCAGCACAAGTTGTTCTAGCCAATCAGTTAGAAGCAACTGTTGACACAATTGATGTTGTAAGAGCTAAAGTTAGAGAAATTACAACAGGTACTAAATCAGTTAACAATAGTAATACTATTATTAAAGATATTATTATTAATAACAACGTTGCTGCAACTACAATTTCAGACCCAACTGGCTATGACACTGGATTCTTTAATGCTAGACGCTTAATTGTTGCAAATAAACAATTCTTAATCGACGAAGCCGAAGCATACTTAGCAGATCAGTATAATGCTGTATGGACAGCGTTAACAGTTGACGAGCAAACAGCTTGGTTAGCCGATGTTGGATACTCTATTAATTCATTAGAGTATGATTTAACATATCGTGGTAACTTAGAAACTATCGTTACTGCAAGAGCATACTATGTTGATGGTGTATTTGTTAGACTAGCTGGACAAAAAGCAGCAACACTAGCTTTACAATCTCGTTTAGCAGATATTATTGACGATGTTGCTACAGGAAATACAATTACTAGAACAACTGGCAATACAACAGTACAAGATGTAACTGGTACAGCCGGTACAGCTGGCGCAGCAGCGTTTGCGCAGGATCGTATGAACGAAATTGCTAATACTATCGATACAGGTGATTCTCCAGCAGCTATTAATCCATCAGTTCTTTGGGTAGATCCTGCATTAGCAAAATTAAAAACTGTAGCTGATTCTAGAAGAGAAATTATTCAAGATGCTGCTATTGCTTATATTAACTATAGCTATCCGGCACTAGTATATAACGAAGCTAAGTGTAAACGAGATGTAGGTTACATGGTTGATGCTATTGTATACGATGCTATCTTTGGAAGTAACTATCGTAGTATTACAGCAGGCATGTCATATCGTAGAGACATTGCATCTGCTCAAGTTGTACTAAACAATCAACTAGAGCCGTCAATTGACACTGTAGATTTTGTTAATACACAACTTCTTGAAATTACCCAAGGCATTGAAAGTGACTTAGGAACTAGAGAATATGCAGATAAAGCAGCAGAACTAGCAGACATCATTAAAGATGTGTTTGCTAACGGTATTGGCGCAGTACCTGGCGTAATTATGCCAAGTATTACTGGTCATAACACTGCTACATTAACAGATCTTGCTTTTGCAACAACTACTAACCCATCGGGTAACAGTAATACGTATGGAAATGCTGCTGATCAGTTACAACTTAACAAAGAATTTATTAAAGACGAAGTTCGTCACTGGTTAGAAGATCCTGTTAACGGATTTGACACATATTGGGGCGGATTTAATGCAGATACACAAACACGTTGCATCCGTGACGTAGGATACATTGTTGATGCAGTACGTTATGACTTAATGTACGGTGGTAACACACAGTCTTTAGTTGCAGGTAGTGCATATTACTCAAACTTTATTTTAACTATTGCAGTAGACGAACTTCCAGCAACACTTGCAGCATATGCAAGAATGAGAACAGTAATTGGCGAAGTAATTGCAGAAACAACTGTTACTACAAGTCCAGGTGTTACCGAATTGCAAGATATTACAGGCACTCCGGGCAATTCAGAGTCCGTAGAGTTCGCACAAGACCGTGTTGACGATGTTTTAGACTGGATTAATAATGCAGAAGCAAACGCAACTATCGAAATTGCAAACAAGTGGGCATTACCTGATCTTACACATGCGTACAACCGCTTAGTTGATCGTCGTTACGAAATTCAAGAAGACGTTGTGTTCTGGGTCGAGAAGTTTTGGCAGAAGATTGAATACAATCAAGACACTTGCCGTAGAGATGCAGGCTTAATGGTTGACGCCATTACAAGAGATCTGCTAACAGGCAGTAACTTTGCGTCAATCATAGCAGGTAGATCATATTACAGAGGGTTATCTTCAACTAAAGAAGTTAGAGATAACGAAAAACTTGCAACAATTGGTGCAGTTAACTTCTTAAAACAAAAAGTTCGCCATGTTGCAGCAACTACAGCAGCAGCACATGCAGACATTATTATTGATGACATTACAAATTACATTAATGGCGGCAAACTACCAGCACTGCAGGTACTTCCACTATTAGATTTGGCAATTTATGAAACAACTACCCAAGCAGCAGCTACAACTATTTGGGAAAACAAAGAGTTTATTAAAGTAGAGATACTTGCTTACCTAGATGAGAACTATCCAAATATTTCTTACAGTAGAGATAAGTGTGTAAGAGATGTTGGCCTAGCAGTTGATGCATTGCGTTACGACTTAACGTATGGCGGCAACTCTGCTTCACAGCAAGTTGGTATATCTTATTATTTAGGAACAGGCGCAGAAGATATTGTTATTGATCCAGACGACAAAGCAGCAACAGTTGCAGCGTTTGAACATATGCAGTTTATCGTTGATGAACTTGCACAAAACAGATTAGACTCTCCAGGAGCACTACAATTTAAAATTGCTCCTAAGTTTAGAGATGCAAACACACAAGTAGTCGGCACACCGGCTGACGGAGATACTGCGTTTGCATTAGCTGGAGATATTGTTAACTTAATCGAATCAGGACCTGGCGCAAGAGGAACTGCTGACGTAGAAAGTATTGCATCTAATGTTATTACAACAGTTGACCCACACGGATTAAAAGCAGGTGACGAAATTAGTGTTAGTACAGATTTTGGAGGAATGATTTCTGAAACTATTTATTATATTAGAACAGCACCGACAACGACTACATTAACGCTTTCAGAAACCTTTGGAGGCATTGAATATGTTCTAGAAGATGAAGCACCAGGCGGCCTAGGCGGAGCAATTGGTTCTTTAATTATTGAAAGAAAAGTTGCAGACTTAACTGATGTTTCAGCTTCACTACAACAGCAATATACTAACTTGCAAGGATCTAAATCAGCTATTCAACAAACTATTATTGAGTATCTTGCAGAAAACTATCCAACACTAGTATACAATGAAGTAAAATGTAGACGTGATGTTGGGTTGATTGTTGACGCAGTTGGATATGACATGATGTTAAACAGTAATTATAAAACTACTGTTGCAGCATTGTCATATGCTAGAGGTGCGCAAGCAGAGATTGTTTTAGAAAAACAAAAAACTGCTACAGTACAATCTTATAGAGAACTTAAAAATCAAATTGCAACTTTTGTAACTAACGATAAGGTTGCAGTTAAACGTTGTAACGAACTAATGGATATTATTATCCAAATGCTTGACAAGGGTGTTGGCGAAACTCCAGAGATGACTGGTACAATCACTTATTATAATGATGTACAGACTATTAAAGGAGTAGACATCTTAAAAGCTAACAGTAAGTTCTTAGCGCAAGAAGCAATTGCACACGTTGAACAGTCCTTTGGAGGAACAGCTACAGGTATTGCTGATTCACCTGGCACAATTACATTTAGTGCAGCACATAACTTTATTAAAGGCGATCCAATTTACTTTGATGAAAATGCATTTGGCGGACTAGTAGCAGATACTACTTACTATGTGTCTAGTGTACCTTCACTGACTACAATTACTGTTGCAGCAACAGTAGGACAAGTTGGTAATGATCCGATTGTATTAGATGGCGGAGTAGGAACAAGTGTTGCAAGATACAAGTTTAACGAAACAGCATTCCGTATAGATATGGAACGTTATATCGAAGCTATTGCTTATGATTTACAATACCCAGGTAACTATAAGTCACTAAGACAAGCAGAGCTTTATCTAAATGCAGTTAACGGATCTGAGCGTTCAGATATGTTCTATGTACGCAACTCAACTGGTGTGCGTAACCAAACACTAAATGGATTACGTGGCAACTTAACAGAACTTAACGAGTTTGGCACAAGACGTCCAACAGCAGGTGCTTATGTATCGCTTGATCCAGGATTTGGTCCATGGGATAAAGAAGCCTGGATTGGCAACAAGTCACCTTACGTACAAAACGTTACAACATTCGGTGTTGGTTGTGTAGGTAACAAGATTGACGGAGCATTACATGCTGGCGGTAACAGATCAACTGTTAGTAACGACTTTACACAAGTACTAAGTGATGGTATCGGTGTATGGTGTACTGGTAACAACTCATTAACAGAACTTGTTTCGGTGTTCGCATATTATAATTACTCTGGATACATTGCAGACTTAGGCGGACGTATTCGTGCTACAAACGGTAACTCATCTTATGGTACATATGGTGTTATTGCTGAAGGCACTGACACCGGCGAAGTTCCAATTCTTGCAGAAGTTAATAACAAATCTGCAGATGCATTTGCAAGTGAAGTACCTACAGACGGCAGCGCAATTATGCGTTTGGAGTTTGACAATGCTGGTCGTAACTACACTAATGCACAGTTTGCGTTAAGTGGCTCAGGCTTTAATGCTACATGTATTATGGATGAGTACAGAGACGGCGGCGTATTTGAAACACGTTTGATTGACTTAAATGACAACAACGGTGTTGGCGGCTCAGATTATGTAACTGCTAAAAACGTTGCGCAGGGCGGTAGTCCAATTCACGTTACTATTGCAGCAACAGATACTGCACTAGGCGGCGGATACAACGGAATGCGTATTCAAATAACAGCTGGTACAGGTGTTGGACAATACGGAAACATTCTAGGATTTAATAACGGTACAAAAGTTGCTACTGTTTATAAAGACAACGTTGGTCCATTTACAGTTACAGATACTAATGCAACTGGAAATGTTGTGACACTTACAGGTCCTACAGAACAAATTTATGTAGGCATGCCAGTATACGTTGCATCAAGTGTAGGCGGATTGCTAATTGGTAATACTCCGAGTAATGTTTACTACGTGATTACAGATAACAGAGACGGTACAGTTGTACTAAGTGAGGAAGAAGGCGGCACAGCAGTAACGCTTACAACCACAACTGGGCAAACTGTTGCAATGTACGAAGCTGGCTGGGAACATTCTATTCCAGGCAACCCAATTGCAGCATCACTAGACTTAACAACAGGTTATACTATTGAACCACGTATTACTTACCAAAGCCCAGGCTTTAGTTCAACTGCAACAACTGTTACTTCAAATGCATACGAAGTAGCTACATATGCAAATGGTAACTTCTACGGATTACCATACGGTGCAGATCAAGTAATTCAAAGTGCTGATGGCGAAACTTGGACAGACATTGGTATACTACCAAGTGCTGCTAATTGGTCGGATGTTACATTCGGCGGCGGCACAGGTGTAGAAGCTGAAGTTATTATTGGTGGCTTAGGCGGATCAGGCGCAGTACTAACATGTGAACTAGGCGAGCTTAACAGTATCGGATTACCAGGACCAACACAGATTGCTAAAGTAACTGTTGTTGACGGCGGTAAAGGTTACACAACTGCTCCTACAATTACATTTATTCCAACAAGTGGTGGCGGCGGTGCATCAGCAGTATGTACAGTACTAAATGGTTCGATTCAAGATGTAATCATTACAAGTACTGGTGCAGGTTACGGCGCAGTACCGAATGTACAAGCAGATACAGACAAAGTAACTGAAGTTAAAGTTATTCAAACTGGACGTGGATACAAAACTCCACCGACAATTACTTTAACAGGCGGTGGCGCAACTACACAGGCTACATTAGTACCAACAATGGATAATGAAGGCGTAGCATTTATTACTATCGGACTAGATATCGATAATAACATTCTAAACGGTGCAGGTTACACTACACAGCCAACAATTACTATTGAAGATACAAATGCTAAGTTTGTTGCAGTTGCAACTGGTTCAGTTACTAATGCTAGTATTACACTAGCAGACATTGAAGCAGGAAATAACTGGACAGCTGGTAGTGTATTACCAAATGCTAACTTTGTTTCAGTAATCTACGGCAACGGCACATATGTAGCAGTTGGCGGAGCAGGCGGAGTTGGTTCGGGAGCATCGTCAACAGACGGTAGCACTTGGACAGGTAGATCAATGCCTGCACTAGGCGCTGGAACATACTCAAGTGTGGCGTATGGACAAGGAAAGTTTATTGCAGTTAACACAGGCGGTGTTGGCACAACTGTAAGTACAAACGGTATTGTTTGGACAGCAGGCGGAAACCTACCAACAAGTGCAGCATGGGTAGACGTAGTATATGGTAACGGACGTTTTGTTACTATTGCAAACGGTGCTAGAGACGTTGCGTACAGTGTTGACGAGGGTGTTACATGGTATGCAGCACCTGGTGGATTACCGAGTGGCGCAGACTGGAAGACTATTAAGTATGCACAAGGCTTGTTTGTTTGTGTAGCTGAAACTAGTGACAAAGTAGCAACATCGTGGGATGGTATTGTATGGACTGAAGAAACATTAAGTGCTTCAGGTGCATGGCATGGCCTAGCACATGGTAGAGCTACTGGACAACAGCCTCGTTGGGTAGCATTAACAAACGCAGCAGATACAGTAGCTACTCTTATTGCTACAGGGTCAACCGCAAGAGCAAGATTATCCGAAGCTGATGGCGCAATTGTTACAACTAGAATGATTGAACCAGGATCAGCATATCCAAACGGTAATGCAACAAGCACAACAGCAGCTAACACAATTACAATTGACTCAACTGCACGTTTGCAAATTGGACAGCCGATTACGTTCTACGGACTTTCAACTGCAACGTTAAATGACGATCAAGTGTATTATGTTAATACTATTCCAAGTACAACTGAAATTACAGTTAGCTTAATTGCAAACACTGGTATTCCAGTAACAGTTGCAACTAGTGCTCCAACAGGAGCAACTTGGAAAGCAGGACCATTACATGTAATTGTAGATCCTAATTCAACTGAGGTAGCACCAATACACGCAAGACAAGGCAATGGCGTACTAGGCAACCCAACATTTACTAACAGAGGTACAGGTTACCAAACTGCAACAAGTGAAGGTGCTGGTGACGGATTTGCAGACTTATTCCAACCAGCAACGTTTGTTGCTGTACGTGGATTGTTTGACTTACCAGAACCTGGATCAAACGTTGAGTTTACTGGCATTGACGGAACATGGTTTAAACTAGTTGCTGTTAATGCAGTAATTGGCGAAGCAGGCGATTACAGTGCTACATTGCAAATTAGTCCAGGACTAACAGTATTGCAAGCACCGCTAGACGGTGTAAAAATTACTGCTACTAATAAGTACTCGCAAGTACGTCTAACAGGACATGACTTCTTGTACATTGGTACTGGTAACCAAGCTAAAACTAATTATCCATATGTGGATATTACAACATCAAGTGTAGCTAGACAACAATTAAGTAGCGGTGGCGGACGAGTATTCTTTACAAGTACTGACCAAGACGGTAACTTTAACGTTGGTGGATTGTTTGGTGTTCAACAGAGTACTGGTACTGCGACATTGGACGCTGATGCGTTTAACTTAGCAGGCTTGCAGTCATTGCAGCTTCAAGGTATTGGTTTAGGTATTGGGTCTGCTATTATTACGCAGTTCAGTACAGATCCATTCTTTACTGCAAACAGTGACAGTATTGTACCAACACAACGTGCTATTAAATCATACATTACAGCACAAATTGGTGGTGGTCAGAGTAGTTTGAACGTTAACACACTAACAGCAGGTGTTGTATTCATTGCAAACGATGAAATTACAACAACCAGCGGCGGACAGCTAAATATTAAAGCGAAGATGAACTTTACAGGCGGAATTGACGGTGCACCGGTTGCACTTGGTTTCTTCCTAGCAAGATAACAACGGAGAAAGAACATGGCAACAGGAAGACTCGGAAATGTAGATATTCCGGCAACAACAAACACAACAGCGTATACTGTCCCGGTTGGGACGTATGCGGTGGCAAACGTGTCATTGACTAATAGAAATGATGCGGCAGTACGATTACGTGTTGCAATGGCTACAACAGCAACACCGACTGATCAAGAGTGGTTAGAGTATGACACTATTGTTATTCCAAAAGGCGTATTTGAGCGAACAGGCTTAGTAATGCAAGGCGGATTAAACTTAGTTATCTATTCAGATACTGCAAACATTGGATGTACTGTTTACGGCATTGAAACATCTACTACATAAGGGGACGGAGTAAAAAATGGCACGTTATAATACATCACCGCAAACGCTATCGATAACTGGAGAAACTGAGCTCCAATATGCGTTTACTGGCGGAATCATCTCAATGACAGGAACGCCGGGGTATACAGTTACTATGGTGAATCCTGTATTTTTTCCTGGAAGTAGGCAAACATTTTATAATGCAACATCCGGATTTTTAACATTAGCGTCCGCATCAGGAAATATTACTGGTAACGGTGTTGCGTTAGGAAATTCAGTACAAATTCCAACTAACTCAACGTATACAATGACATCAGATGGTGCTAATTACGTCCTAACAAGTGCGTTGGCAGGTACTACAGAATTCCAACTTCCTGTACACTTTGAAGACTTATTAGAAGCAAACGGAAAAGTAGAGTTAAATCCAAATAACAACAATGTAGAAATTAGTCCGACAGGATCAGGTATTGTTGACATTAGCCCAGCTAGCCATGTTCAAATGCAGGGTACAGGTCAAGTTACTATTAATCCTTCGCAAGCAGTATCTATTACCTCTGCAGGTAGCTCAGTTACTATTGGTACAGCAGGGTTAGATACATTTATTAACGGCGACCTTAACTTGTCTGCTCCGGGACAAACAATTACATTATCGCCAAGTGGTGCAACAGGTAATGTTGTAATTAACCCAGGTGGAGATACAACTATTGGTGCAGGCGGACAAGTATTAATTACTTCTACTACTGGCGGCATTATTAACAATATGAGCATTGGTACAATTAATCCGGGTACTGGTGCATTTACATCACTAGAAGCTAGTGGTACAATTCAAGCAAACGCAACAACTGCATCAACAAGTACAACATCGGGAGCATTAGTTGCAACCGGTGGCATCGGTGTAGGTGGATCAGTTTACGCAGGCGGACTAAATGGACCACTTGGCGGCGGAACAGCATCAACAATTGCAGCAACTACTATTACAGCAAGTGGCGCAGTATCGTTGACTCAAAACGTTGCTGCTACTAACACAACTTCTGGTACGCTGCGTGTTACTGGCGGTATCGGTGTTACTGGGTCAATTTATGCAGGCGGCATTCAAAGCACGCCAATTGGCAATACTTCTGCAAGTTCTGGAGCATTTACATCATTAAATGCTAACTCAACTGTAGACATTACAGGAACAACAGAAGCTACTAATGCAACTGGTGACACTGGCATTTTACGTGCCGAAGGCGGTGCAAGTATTGCAAAGCGTGTATACTCCGGCGGCGGCTTCCAGGGTGCAATTGGTAACATTAGTCGTAGCACAGGCTTATTTACAACACTTGGAACTAATAGTACTACAACACTCGGCGGCAATACTTCCGTTTCGGGATCAAGTACATTCAGTGTAGGAACTGGTGCTGCTACGTTTGGCGGCAGTGTACAGTTTAATGGCGGTTCTGTAGCAGCTACAGCAGCTTTTACTCCGTCAAACGCTTACGACTTAATGACTAAAACTTATACTGAACGTCAATACGGTAAGACTTGGGTAATACAAAGTTCAAACACAACAGCGTCAAGCGGTGACAGACTAATGGTAAATACTACATCGTCAGCAAGAACAATCACATTACCTGCAAGCCCAAATCTTGGCGATACAGTTACTTTTGTAGATTATGGCGGAACATTTAATTCGAGAGCTTTAACAGTTGCTAGAAATAACCAACGTATTATGGGCATTGCAGATAACATGACAGTTTCAACACAGGGTGCAGGCTTTACTTTAGTATTTTCAGGTAACAGCACCTACGGTTGGAGAATGATGAACGGTATTTAATAGAGGTTTACAATGGCATTTAATTACGACTCACTTAAAAGAATTACTAGTAGCGGTATTGTTGACGGATCGATTGGATCTTCAGAAATTGCAGGTTCGACAATCGGGGCTAGTGAAATTGCAGCTAGTGCAGTTGGATCTAGTGAATTAGCAAGTAACTCTGTTAATTTGTCTGGAAGCAAAGTTTCTGGAACAGCAAGTGTTAGCAAAGGCGGAACCGGAACTTCAAATCCCTTCGGCGGCTCTTATAGAACACTTATTTCCAATGGCTCCGGTATTACTAGTAAGCAACACGGTATACAAGGTATGCAAGTATTCACAGGTAGTGGAACTTGGAGTAGACCGTCAAATGTACGCTATATTAAAATACAAATTTCCGGCGGCGGTGGTGGCGGATCAGGACACGGCGAAAGTGGCGGCGCAGGTGGCTACTCTGAACGAGTACTTGACGTGTCTAGCATTAGTAGCGTAAGTGTTTCGATTAGCGGAACATCAAACGGAACATACTACTCAGGACGTGGCAATAACGGTGGCGGTTCGTCATTTGGTCCGTATCTAAGTGCAAGTGGCGGCTATGGCGCAAATAGAAATAACCAACACTCAGGCGGCTTAGGTGGCGTAGGCAGTGGCGGCAATTTAAATGTATATGGCGGCGGTGGCGGAAATCATCACCAGCGTTCAGGATTTGGCGGACGCAGTTTTTGGGGCGGAGCTGTTGCAGGCGGACACCCACAAGGTGGCCACTTTAGTCACAGACACGAAAATCACTCAGCGCCTGGCTCAGGCGGTGCAGGCGGTTACTTCCATGGACACAGGGGATCAAACGGACGCCCTGGCTACTGTGTAGTAACTAATTACTATTAAGCAAAGAGGCAAAGGTTAGAATATGGCATTTAATTACGATACACTAAAGCGCATTACAAGAGAAGGTGTTGTTAGCGACACTGTAAGTGCAGGAGACTTAGCAGCAAATTCGATAACAAGCGCAAAACTAGCAAATAGTTCTGTAGGATCTAGTGAGCTTGCAAATAACTCTGTTGTACTCTCAAGTGGTGACGTTACGGGATCGTTGCCTGTAAGTAGAGGCGGCACCGGACTAACTAGTGTTGGCGGCGCAAATCAAGCTCTAACTATTAACTCATCAAACAATGGTTTAACATATGCTAACGTTGGCATGTACGGTATGCAAGTATTCACAGGTAGTGGAACTTGGAACAGACCAAGTGGCGTTAGATTTATTAAAGTACAAATTTCCGGTGGCGGCGGTGGTGGCTCAGGACACGGCGAAAGTGGCGGTGCAGGCGGTTATTCCGAACGAGTATTAGATGTAACTAGTATTAGTAGTGTAAGTGTTTCACTCAGTGGAACTTCAAACGGAACATACTATTCAGGACGTGGCAATAATGGCGGCAGCTCGTCATTTGGTCCTTACTTGTCAGCTTCGGGCGGTTATGGCGCAAATAGAAATAACCAACACTCAGGCGGCTTAGGTGGCGTAGGCAGCGGCGGCACACTTACGATGTACGGCGGTGGCGGACAATCGCATCATAATAGATCGTCTGTAGGCGGAGATAGTTTTTGGGGAGGCGCAGTAGCAGCTGGACATCCACAAGGCGGTCACTTTAGTCACAGACACGAAAATCACTCAGCACCAGGTTCTGGTGGATCAGGAGGCTACTTTCATGGACATAGAGGTTCCAATGGAAGACCAGGCTTTTGTGTGGTAACTATGTATTACTAATAAATAAAGTAACAAAGGTATAACGACTAATGGCATTTAATTACGATACACTAAAAAGAATAACTGGCTCAGGAATTGTCGACGGTACACTTCAGGCAGGACAAATTGCAGCAAATGCTGTTGCGGCTAGTGAATTAGCAGCAAATTCTGTTACTGAAGCTAAACTTGCAAACAACGCAGTTGACATTAATGGATCTAAAGTTTCTGGATCTGTAGCCGTCGGTGTTGGCGGAACAGGATTATCTAGTGTAGGTAGCAACTTGCAAGTACTACGTTCTAACGGTAGTAGTTTACAGTATGCAGACATTGGTATGCGTAGTATGCAAGTATTCACAGGTAGTGGAACTTGGAACAGACCAAGTGGCGTTAGATTTGTTCACGTACAGGTAGTAGGTGGAGGCGGCGGCGCATCAGGTCACGGCGAAAGTGGTGGATCAGGTGGCTACTCAGAAAGAATCTTAAACGTAGATAGTATTAGTTCAACAAGTGTAGGTGTTTCAGGACAAGCAAATGGAACATACTATTCAGGACGTGGCAATAACGGCGGCGGCTCGTCATTTGGTCCATACCTAAGCGCAAGTGGCGGTTACGGCGCAAATAGAAATAATCAACACTCAGGTGGACTATCTGGAGTTGGTAGCGGCGGCAACCTAAACATTTATGGCGGCGGTGGCGGATCGCATCACGAAAGTATCGGACCAGGTGGTTCGAGTTTTTGGGGTGGATCAGTTGCAGGTGGACACCCACAAGGTGGTCACTTTAGTCACAGACACGAATCACATTCACCTCCAGGATCAGGCGGGCGTGGCGGATATTATAATGGCCACAGAGGCTCAAACGGAAGACCTGGTTTAGTTGTAGTAACGGAGTATAGATAACATGAAAAAAGCACTAATGAGTCAAATGGGATACATCCATCAAATCGAAGAGCCGGGCGACGACTTTGAGATTTATAACGGCCCAGATGCTACTATCCAATGGGTAGATGCACCCGATGATGTAACACTGTACTGGACACTTGAATGGAGCCCAGCACAAAACACAATGGTATGGTGTGAAAGAGACGCACCTCCAACTGATCCTACACTAGCAAGATCAATTGCTTATGGAGAAGTAGGCGAGCAACTAGATATGTTGTTTCATGAACTACAAGATACTGGAAGTATTTCAGCAAGTGGTCCATGGGCAACGCACATTGCTACAGTTAAGGCAACCTTAGATCCGCCACCTGAAAGAGATGAAGATATGACTCCGGAGGAAATGATGGCATTAGAATCAGTAATGGAACCTAGTGTAAATTCACAACCAAAACTATCTAACGAAACACAACCGTGTTGGGTAAGATATACAGGGTGGCACGGATATAGCAATCCAGACATTGGAACAGCAAATGACCTACATGGGGAGATTGAATAATGGCATTACCACAATTAGAAGCAGTAAGTCCGGTATTACTTGACATTGTAGAAACAGGAAAAACGGTCTCAGTACCGTTAGTATCTTTTGAAAAGAAAGATAACATGGTAGTAAATTATGACGGTAGTGACTTAACACTAGTGTACAATAATGACAGAAGATTATATATTGGTACTATCCCAAGAGGAGATTCTAGAGTAACAGAAGTAGCATCAATTAACCCTTCGTGGCGTGTAGCTACTTAATCTAATTTAAAATTAATTTAGAAAAAACAGGAGTTTATCTCCTGTTTTTTTACCACATTTGCATCTGGTAACATAGTAACACTATAAATATTTGCGTATACAAATCATCAGGAGATAATAATGCACATTAAAAAAGTTGCAATCATTGGCGGCGGATCATCAGGATGGATGACAGCCGCAGCATTAGCAAAACTATGCCCGCATCTTGAAGTAGAATTAGTCGAATCAGAAGATTATGCTACTGTTGGCGTCGGCGAAAGTACGTTAGGACATATTAATAGATTTTTAAGATTACTTGGATTAGAAGATAAAGATTGGATGGCTGCGTGTAACGCTACATACAAAAACTCTATTCGCTTTACAAATTTTAGAGATAACGACAACACAAGTTTTGAATATCCGTTCGGTAGTGGCTATGATTATACTGACGCACATGACGGATTACAAACATGGGGTAAACTATCGTCGTTGTACCCTGAAGAGTTTACTCCAGAGACGTTTGCAAGAATGTATTGTCCAACTAACACTGCGTTAGCTGAACAAAATAAACAAACTAGAGACGAAGAAGGCAAACTAAGAAATTATGACTTTACATACGATACTGCTTATCATATGGATGCAACAGCATTTGGACAGTATTTAAAGACTGAAATTTGTATTCCAAACGGGGTTACACATACTCTTGGAACTGTTCATTCTTATAATCAAGATTCTAGAGGATACTTCACAAGTATCATGTTATCAAACGGTAATGGCGTACAAGCTGATTTGTTTATTGATTGTACCGGGTTTAAATCTTTATTATTAGAGAAATGGCTCGGCGAACAATTTATCCCATTTACTCCGCATTTGCAGAATGACAAAGCTCTAGCATGTAGACTTCCTTACACGAATAGAGAAGAACAAATGCACAATGTTACTGACTGTCATGCACTTGGTAACGGTTGGGTATGGAACATTCCGCTATGGCATCGCATTGGCACTGGGTATGTTTATTCTAGTAGATTTGTTTCCTTAGAAGGTGCAATGAATGAATTTAGAGCACACCTAGAAGAAGTACATGGTAAAGAAATTGCTGATGCGGCACAAATGTCACAGATTGACATTAAGCACGGCCGTAGACGTAAAGCCTGGGCTCAGAATGTTGTTGGTATTGGCCTAAGCTACGGATTTGTTGAACCTTTAGAATCTACAGGACTATTAACAACACATGAAAACATTATTAAATTAGTTGATGTTTTAAATAGAAGAGACGGATATTGTACACAAGCTGAACGAGATGGATACAATTATGCTGTCGAATATGACTTACTAGCGTTCCGCGACTTTGTTTCTCAGCACTATGCACTTTCTAGAAGAACAGATACTCCGTATTGGAGATACGTAACACAAAAGGTTGTTTATCATCCTATTGCGTTTAATGACTTTTTACCTCAGCAAAACAGTTATACTAATCTTCTTGGTGCTATTAGCGGCGGCAATGTTTATCAAGAAACTCAACAAGGTAATAATTATATTGCAGCTGGCATGGGTGTAAGAAATATTTCAACCAAGGAACTTGTACTTGAAGAAGTTAATAATCAAGTAGCAAGAGGAGTGCCGGATGCATCTGGAAGACTCGAAGATTCTAGAAGACGTTATCATCAACATCAAGAATGGTTAGCAGACTATGTAAGTAAGCTACCTTCGCATTACGAATATTTAAAAGAGAACATCTATGGAGGTGTTGACAACTTTAAGGATTAATGATGTTAGTTTTTGTAAATTTTATAAAAACATGTCCTTATATTATTGTCGCACTAGTAGTACAGAACTTTGATCAGAAATATCTACTATCTATCCTGATCAGTATACACCGGATACTTTTGTCAAATTCTGTACTACTGCCCATACTTACACGGTGGTAAAAATAATGTTTAAAGAAAAGCCTTGGATAAGATTTTATTCGTTAGAACCGGGTGTACCAGAAGTTGTACCAATTATTCCTGCACATAAAGTAAAACGTGAATGGATGCAACGCAACGATCCACCTGATCCTGAAAACGGAAATATGCATACTAAGAATTGTCCTGGTATTACTAAGCTAGTATCAATGGGATATATCTTACGTGCTCCTGCTGACTTTGAAATTAAAACAGACGGTAGTAAAATAGATTTCATTGCAGGCGAAGCAATGAGATTTAATACAGAAGGTGGCCCTGGTAGTGAACGTTACGTAGGCTCACACAATCAGCATCAAACAGCTCCTACGTTAGATGACCCTAACAAGTCACTTAGTGTGGCAGTTAAAATAGATACTCCTTGGAGATTAAAAGCATCAGACGATGTACTACTATTGCAATTGCCTATACCGTATAACAATGAAGCAAGATTTACAGCAGCACAAGGTATTTTAGATCCGCGGCATGCACACGTTGTTAATGTTCAATTATACTGGCATGTACTTAACGGAACGACAATTGTTAAAGCAGGAACGCCGTTGTGTCAATATATTCCAGTACCAAGAAGTTTTGGCATTTCAAATATTGATTTAATATGCGACGATGCTAATGAAGATGACAAGCTATTAGAAAAAGCATTTAACTACGCTAATAGGAGCGTAGTACATGACGACACACTGAAGTCAAGATTAAAACGAACAAATTCAGTGATGAATAAGTATAAACACAGGAGAAAAACATTATGGACTACATTACAGAGCTTAATATTGCGACTACTAAAGTTCAAGCGCAACTAGACGAAAAGTTAGCACGATTAAAAGAATTGGAAACAGAATTTAGCGATACTAAGTTAAATCCATACGGAATTACAACAATTGACTTTTCAGAGCGACAAGAGCTGCTAGAAGATACTACCAAAATGCAAGGTGTTATTCTAGGCTTAGAGTTAGCTAAAGAAACGTATGAAACGTCACTTGCCCCCGCTTAATGGGACACTAGCAGATCCCTTCCCAAGGCTAATATGGAAATTTAATTACGAATTTCCATATAGCACACTTTTGCCTTTAATTGAAGAAGTAAAACAAAAGACACCAGAAAATTCTTTATTAGAGCAAGGACAGGCATTTTCAACAGCCTCTCAACAAAGCTATCCTCCACACATGTGGGATGTACTTGAAGACTTTAGAGAGTGGTTAATTCAACCTATCGACTTTATGTGGAAAGAGTTTGAATTTAGGGCTAATAGCGATGCTACTGTTTTAAATTCTTGGATCAACACGCACAAAAAAACAGGCGTAACGCTTGAGCATAATCATAATCAAGCATTGTTTGTAGTTACATCATATTTAAATCTTCCAAAAGATAGTGGATATATTGAGTTTAGAGACCCGTTAGAATATCATAAAGGTAATACGCCTATGGATCCTGAAGAGACTTTATGGAAATCCATTCCGTGCAAAACAAATGATGTTTTAATTTTTCCGGCTTGGTTAAAGCATAGGACACAGCCGAACAATACAGATGAAGAACGAATAGTAATGACGTGGAATGTTGGATAATGGAATTTAGATTTTGCAACCCTGATGCTAATACATTTGATCAAGAAATTAAATTAAAGCTATTAGAAGATTGGAAAGTAGAATACGTTTCGCTTACCGATAGTACAGGATATTGGATTGCTGACAACCCGTTTCAAGCAGACGGATTTGAAAAATATAAAGAACTTGTATCTACCTTTCCGGTGTCTATTAATAATAATGCAGATACATGCACTGATCCAAATCCGTTTGACACAATACATTTACCGCAGTGGATGACGCAAGGTGTTATTAATTTAATTATTAATTTTTATAAAAATAATATCGAACCGTATTCTGCAAATGAAGAAGTACACGAATGGGGGAATTTGTATTGGAAAAATAAAAGTAAGCCCATTGATGCATTTAGAATGGCTCACGTAGATTATCCGCATGGTATAGTTGGAAATTTGTGGTTTTCAGATCACGCTCTAGGTACTACAGGTACAAACTTATACGAGTACAAAGGACAAGTTCACGAGTTATTTGGAAAAAATGATGGCAACTTTGCTAGTTTTTATGACTTCCAAGTTGACGAATTACATCCTATGTATAAGAGGTATAAAGAACTTTCTACAACTAAACGTTTATCTAAGTGGACTAATTGGACTGACGACGAAGCAGCTGAGTTTGGGTTTGTTAAAGTAGGAATGGTTCCTGCAGAATATTCTAAATTAACAATGTATAAATCTAGTACCCCGCACTGTCCGTATATCGAAGATAGTGTAGATTTTAGATGGAGTCACACATTTGCCTTTCAACACAGTATAATGACAGCACAGGATTTTTTTAAATGAATTTAGATTTTTATTTTCCTACACCGATTTGGTGGGATGACACAAATATAAACCTTGAACCTATAAGAACGCTATGTCAACGACTTCGCGACGAAGACCCTAATGGCAGACAAATTAGTAATAATGGAGGATGGCAGTCGGCAGACTTTAAAGGCGGTGATCATAATGAACTTAGCACATTAATAGATTATATTTTGGGTGCTTCTGAACGCTGCTTAGGCGACTACGGTTACGCATCAGGTTACAAATTTAAAATGCTCAATTTGTGGTTCAATGTTAACGGCAAAGGTCACTCAAATCAAATTCATACTCACGCTGGCTCTTTTTTATCAGGCACGTTCTACGTAACTGTTCCAAATAATGCAAGCGACATTGTTTTCTATAAAAATACAAGCGAGGATCATATCATCGCATCAGCAGCACACATCGACACACATACTGCTATTAGTGGAGCAACCTGCCGATATCCACCTAGAGATGGAAGAATGGTGTTGTTCCCTTCGTACCTACCGCACGGAGTATTGCCTAGTCAAACCGAAGAAGAAAGAGTGTCACTAGCTTTTAATTTGGAGATTGTAGATGTATCATGACTTAGCAGAAAAGATCTTTACTAAAGTTGATTTAGAAAATGATGACAAGCCATGTTATTTTAAAAACTTTATTAGTAATCCCGAACAGCTAGTAACGTGGAATGATGTAGAAGATTGCATGAATAACACAAACTTTTACGAGTTTGAACTAATTGACGAACATTGTAATAAGATTGTAATACCAGAACATCAAAAGGCGTGGAACTACTATAAGCCTGTACAAGATAAGCAATTTATTTTTGACAAAGTAAATAACGGCGCCGGGTTAGTAATTACTAATTACGGATTTCATAATGATTATACAAATGAATTACTAAGTCGATTTGAAGAAATGTTTGATGTTCATGCAGCTATTCATGTATATGCAGGACTAAAATCACACAGTTCTTTTTCAGTACATGACGACTATCCGTCAAATTTTATTATTCAAGTAGAAGGCACAACACACTGGAAAGTATTTGAAAATAGGATTTCAAGCCTATTTGCAACTGGACGAATGAATGGAAGAGTAAATAATAATGCACTACGTGCAGCAATTGATGTTACCCTTGAACCAGGTGATGCATTGTACATTCCGTCAAGAGCATATCATATTGCAGAGCCAACTAATACTAGACTATCTATTAGTATTCCGTGTTGGCAAAGATTAAAAACTGATGCACCAACTAATGCAGTCGATAGAAACAAGTATAGGATTAATAAAAATGGCAATTGAATTACAAGAATTTTCTAACATTGTTGACAGCGAATATCAGAAAAAATTATACAATGCTGTTACTGATGTTACATTTCCGTGGCACTATTTAGAAGATACAACTTATGAAAGAGCGACTAAGCCTGGAGCAAATACCCCGGGCTTTACACATTTGTTGTTTAATAATAACGGAACACAAAGTGATTACTTTGAAATGTTTAAACCAGTATTTGAAAACGGATGCGCAGCAGCAGGACTAAAACCAATTGGAGTAATTCGTTTTAGGTTAGGGTTTTTATTAAAAACTAGATACAATTTACCGAGTCAGCCTTATGTTTATAATCAGCCTCATGTTGATTGTGATTTTGATCACTACACTGCATTGTACTACTTAAATAAAAGTGATGGCGATACTGTAATCTTTGATCAAACTGAAGCTTCTGAAAAATATATTCCACGTGTTGATGTTACTCCAGAAATGGGAAAGTTTGCAGTATTTAATGGTAGACATTATCATGCTAGTACGTGTCCTAAGATGCTACCTAGTAGAATTGTATTAACAATGAACTTTACTGCGGAGAAGATATAATGCCTGATCGCGGTAAAGGTACTCCTTGGATCCCTACTACAGTTGTAGATAACTTCTTTGAAACTCCGGACTTAATACGTAAAATGGCGTTAGAGTTAGAGTACTACAAAGGAGAGCGAGGCACTTGGCCGGGATTAAGGTCACCAATGCTGCAAGAAATTAGTATGGAGTTATACGAAGTACTAGAATGCAAATTGTTAGAACATCTTCCAATGTTTAAAGGGTTTGATGAAATTCAATCAACCTTTCAGATCATTGACGAAACATGGGGCAGAGGTTGGGTCCATGACGACAATCCTATTCATGATGTTGCAGGTATTATATACCTAACTCCGGAATGTCCGCTACACTCTGGTACAACATTTTATAAAGATGTTGAAGAATTTAACGGAGAGTTTTATACAGAGATGTTTCAACAGGATGTTACAAACGAAAATGCCGAAGAACGTAAGAAGTTTTGGAAATATAGAGAAGAGCAACGTGCAACTTTTCCTCCTGAAGCTGAAGTAGACTTCTTATATAATAGATGTGTAATGTTTGATCCTCGTACTTGGCATAGTGCAAATGACTTCTTTGGCAAGACTAAAGAAGACGCTAGAATGACATTAGTATTTTTTGGGAACGCAATCAGATGAGAGAAGTTAATTTAGAAAGTATTTTGGATAATTCTAGAAACAGTGTAGACTTAATTCAAAACCGTGATTTAAAAAATCGAAGAAAACATAAATTTTTACCTACAAAAATCATCGATAACTTTTTTGATGTTCCGTCTCTTTGGAGGACATTGGCACTAAGTCAAGAATATAAATTAGCTTCAGATAGCACATATCCGGGATCACGAACACAATTTCTTAATCAAATTGATCAAGGAGCTTTTGAAGACTTTGCAAAACGACTTCTAGTACACTTACCAATGTTTAAAGGGTTTGAACAGCTATGGGCTAACTTTCATTTAATTGATGAAACTTACGGCAACGGCTGGGTTCACGACGATGATCCGACTCTTAGTGTTTCTGGATTAATTTATTTAAATCCAGAACCCGCTCCGAACAGCGGTACAACAATTTATAAAGATCAAATAGCAGTTGATGCAGATCGATATAGTGATTTCTTTCATAAGGATGTGTTACATGCAAATGAAGATGAACGTGCTGCACTAGCTAGATACCGAGAAGAGCAACGTGCAACATTTAGGCCTACTATGACTATTGAAAATGTTTATAATAGATGTATTTTATTTGATCCAAAAGTATGGCATGCTCCAAATAATTTCTTTGGCAAGACTAAAGAAGATTCGAGATTAACATTAGTATTTTTTGCAAAAGGCGGATAACATGGAACTAGATAATGAAATTTATGTAATTGATGATGTTATACCTGTAACATATCAAAATCATATTTTAGACAAAGTGACTAGTTTGCAGTTTCCGTGGTATTTTAATACAAACTTAGTTTCAAATGAAGAGCAACTTGCTAAGGACGAAGAAAACATACAAGGGTTTAATCATTTTCTGTATGAAGAACAAAAAGCAGTTTCTCCGTTTTTTGAATCAATATATCCGTTATATTTGTCTATTGCAGACAAGTCTCCTGTACAGTTTAATATGTTAGAACGTATGCGCTTTAACTTAACACATCAAAACAAGTACTCTAAATTAGACTGGCATATGCCGCATATTGACAGTTTGTATCCTCATTATATTGCTATCTATTATGTCAACGATAGCGACGGAGATACTTTTATTTTTAATGAATCAAATCCTACGTTTGAAAAAGACTTTGACGAAATGCAAAAAAATAACTTTACTGTAAGACAACGTGTTACGCCTAAAAAAGGAAGGGTAGTTATTTTTCCTGGGCACACTTATCATGCAAGTTCATTTGCTAGAGAAAGTAAATTTAGGTGCGTTGTAAATATTAATTTAGGATTATTGTTTTGAGCGATTGGGTATTACATAAGTCTCAAAATGTAATAGATAATCATGAATATATGGTGCGTGATTTACATAGAGTGCATGGACATTTTTTAAATGCGTTTCCGAATAAAGACTCAACTTGGGCATATGGAATGTACAATGTATTTGCTGCGACATCACCGTCGCCTGTATTCTACGAGTTGTTTAAAGAATTATCAACCCACATAAGAACTTTTGCAGGACACGACAAACCTTTATGGATGCAGTCGTGGATAAATTATCATATGCCTACTCAAGTGTTAGACTGGCACGGACACGATTGGACGTTTCATGGATATATTAGTATTGATCCAAAAGAGACAAAAACAATGTTTGAAGGATACGAAATAAAAAATGAAATTGGAAACATTTATATCGGTCCAGGTTATCGTCAGCATAAAGTAGAAGTAATAGAAGAATTTAACACGCCAAGGATGACATTAGGCTTTGATGTACACGACGAGCCTGCCTTGCCCTTTGAACAATTTAGTTTGGTGCCAATACTATGAGTGAAGTTACAGTTATAAAAAATGCAGTAAGTTTAGATATATGCGATTTTATATCAGCAGAGTTTCGTATGATGGATAGCTGTATAGATATCATGAATCCCGATGCTGGTAAAGAACAAGGCATGGCAGAAAGTTTTTCTGTTTATTCACCGTTGTTTATTGAAACACTATCTTTATTAATACAGCCTCAAGTTGAAGCAGCCGTAAATAAAACTTTATATCCATCGTATTCGTACGGAAGAATATACAGGACAGGAGCAGTACTTCATCCTCATTATGATCGCAGAAGTTCAGAGTACACTGTGTCAGTAACGTTAGATAAAGATGATGTTGATTGGTTACTGTGTGTAAAGCATGAAGACGATACTATTGAAAGAGTTTTATTAGAAAAGGGCGATATGTTAATATATCCCGGAAATAAACTGCCGCACTGGCGCAAAGGTGCGTTTAAAGGCAATGAACAAATACAAGCATTTATACAATACGTAGATGCTAACGGCACAAACGCAGACTTAAAATGGGACGGACGTCCTGCAATGGGAATGCCATGGGACAGTGTCTCAGAAAACGTGCATATAGAATTAGAACAGATGATGATGAATAGTAAACAAATTATAACTAAGGATCATTTAGATTGAAGAAGATTAAACTAACAGTTCCTGCCATCATTACTAAGTTTGAAGAGCACACATTAATAAAAGACTCTGTGTTAAAATTAATTAGAGAACAAGATAGTGCAGAAAGAATTTACGAAGAAGGTACTAGTACTTTAGATATAACTCGTTGCGATTACAAAGAGTCGTACGATCCACGTCCTTGGACAGATGTAATGCAGCCTCATTTATTAAAAGCACTAACATCTATATACAGTGAATTGGGTTATGCATCTTATAGCATACATAATATTTGGTTTCAACAATATAATACAGGTAGCACACACGGATGGCATGTACACACTAAATGTCAATGGACTAATGTGTATTATTTGGACTTACCTGACGGCACTCCAAAAACAGAACTAATTGATCCGTGGAGTCGTGAAGTTATTACAATGGATGTTCAAGAAGGCGATATACTTACATTTCCTAGTTTTGTTATACATAGAGCACCTGTAAACAAAACAGCAACACCAAAAACTATCATTAGTTTCAATAGCGATACTGAGATTGACGGTGCTACGTACTAATTAAATCTTTAATATCTCTCATTAACATAGTTTCTGTAAGTTCTGTCAAATGACGCAACGCTTCTCTATGTGGAAAATATTGAATACTTGATGTAACAAATTCTCGTTCTCTAAGTTGTTCTTCGATAAACGGAATAGTATGAGTTAAGTTATCGTAGAACCATTCATTAAGTGTTTTATAATCGTACAGGCGTAATCCATGCATAACTTGCAACCAGTTTAACTCTTTAAACATTAAAAACTTATCTTGAAATGCGTATTGCCCCGGCAATGTTTTTTTAAAGTTATCTAAATGTGTTTTGTTAAATTCTGATTTAGTAATGCCGCCGTTGTTGCACCACTTCCAAAATTCACTATCTTTTCTTTCAGTAAAGTAATGTAGTTGCACAAAGTCAATAATATTTTGTGCAACTATTTTAAATGTATCGTTGTATGTGCTTCGTGCTAGTGTATTTTTAGAACTATAATTTGGCAAACTTATTAAGAATCCAAACATCTGTTGAATAGTAAATCCAATACTAGTTGCTTCAAGCGGTTCAACAAACATTCCTGCTAAGCCTACATTAAGACAATTTTTAACCCATAGCTCGTCTAAGTAACCTGCTTCAAATTTAATTTTTTTAGCAACTGTAATTTCATACGGAAATTGTGATTTAAATTCTGCTTCGGCATCTTCGTCACTAATAAATTTGTCGCAGTAAACATACCCGTTACCAAATCTATCTTGCGTAGGGATACGCCACATCCATCCTGAACTTAATGCTCTAGCTTCGGTATGTGAAGGAATTTCTTCTTCGTATGGCGTAGGTGCTGCTAATGCAGAATTCATAGGCAATTGATCTGCACAACTGTTCCATTTAACATTAAGTTTAGAACTAATTACTCGTCGAAAGCCACTACTGTCAATAAAGAAATCTGCGGTGTAAAAATCTTTCTCACCAATTAACTTGTGTACGTTGCCCTGACTATCTAGCGTAACGTCATTAATTTTATCGTCAATAACTGTAATATTTCGTTCGCTGCACAGCTTATGCATGAATACATTTAATTTGTTAGTATCGAAATGGTATTGGTGTACCGAATAGTGCAACGGCTGTGCGTGTAATGATTTACGTCCAGTCGGCAATACTGTATCAACAGGATCTACATTATCTGCAATTAACTTAATCATGCCTGTGTATAGTCCGACTTTTTGATCTTGATGAGACAAGTCTTCAAATAAGTTGTGCCAATATTCTGTGCCATCGCCGTGCCAGTTAGTAAATCTAATTCCTGTCTTATATGTAGCAGCAGTTTCTCTAACTAATGTAGGAACATCAACGTCAATGTGCTGCATAAATCCTGCCCAGTGTTCTGTACTGCCTTCCCCCACTCCGACAATTCCGTATTCACTTGATTCTACTACTGTAATACTTAATTTTGGATATGATGATCTTGCCATTAACGCTGCAATAAGCCCAGCTGTGCCGCCGCCTAGTATGCATAGTGATTTAATCATAGTTGTACCTTTAGTTCGTTGTTAATAATATTAATTGCATCCCTGCAAGTAAACCAATAATCTGCTGTTGGTTCGTTAGGCAAATAACTTAATTCCTCTGCATCTAACTTACTATAAAATTGTTTACATCGTCTGTTATATAATTCTTTTATTGAGTCAACATCAAACATACGTAATCCGTGCATAACTTGAATCCAATTTAAGCAATCGTATATCATATAGTTATCTGCTGCGCCGTCTTCGGGCAAAAGTAGTTGATTTACAAAATTAGTTTTAAAATTTTCTAAGTTGTTCTTAATAAATTCTGTTCTAGGTAATTCATTTTTAACCCATCTCCAAAACTCTGTATCTTCTCGTTGTGTGTAGTAGTGTAACTGAATAAAGTCTAAAATATTATGCATCATATTATCTACTACTTCATTATACTTATCGGGGGATGCAGTGTCTTCACGTGTCCAGTTCCATAATGCAGTTGCTAATAATCTGCTTTGTTGAATAGTAGTAGAAATACTGCTGGCTTCTAATGGCTCTACAAAGTTACTACTAAGTCCGATAGATACTACATTTTTAATCCACGCCTTATTAACATGTCCTGATTTATATTTTATTTTACGACCTACTTTTAATGGAAAGTCAAAGTATTGTTGAACTTCTATTAATGCTTCTTCTTCGGTAATAAATCTGTCATCATATACATAACCGTTACCAAAGCGTTCTTGTACAGGCGCTCGCCACATCCATCCTGCATTCATACAACGTGCTAGTGTATACGGAGGAAGTTCTTCTTGGTAAGGAGTTTGAAAAGCAATGACGCTATTTAATGGAAGATAATGCGACCAATCAACCCATCCTGCTCCTACGTTAGATGCAATAACACGATTAAATCCACTACTGTCAATAAAGAAGTCAGCGAAGTGTACATTACCGTTAGTGTCTACAATTGATTCTACAAAGCCTTCATTATCTACATTAGTATTTACGATATCAGCCTCGATAATATTAATACCGGCTTCGATAGATTTTTTAATTAAAAATGCATTTAATTTTTCACTATCAAAGTGGAACTGGAATACGTTCTCAAACGGTTCGGCAACATATCCCTCCATTGGCAAATTCCAATTTAGATCTTGAGTACTAGTACCGTTGGCAATTAATCCCATCATCTGATGAGCAACACCGGTAAGCGGATCTTGATGTGTAAAAGCAGTTGGGAGACTATGAAAATAACTAGTACCATCACCGTGCCAGTTTTCAAATTTTAATCCCATTTTAAAAGTTGCGCCGCACTCTTTAACAAGCTCAACAAAACTAATTCCTACTGTTTTAGCAAAGTACATCCAGTGTTCTGTACTGCCTTCGCCTACTCCAATTGTGCCAATCTTACTCGACTTAATAATAGTAAACTTGACATCTGGTACAGATGTTTTGAGATATAATGCAGACATTAATCCTGCATTGCCGCCACCTAAAACTGTTAACGATTTAATCATACTGCCTCTCAATTATGCTATGCAAGTATTTACAACACTATAAATATTATTGGAGTATAACTGAGTATGAAATTTAAAGATATTGTAATTGTTGGTGGCGGTAGTGCAGGTTGGATGACAGCAGCTACCATGGCCAAAGCATTTCCAAATAATACCATTACGATTGTCGAATCGCCGACAAAACCCGTAGTAGGAGTAGGCGAAAGCACCACGCAATTAATGCGCCGATGGCAAAAATACTTAGAAATACCTGACATTGATTTTATTACAAAATGCAATGCTACTAATAAACTGAGTATTCGATTTGAAAACTTTCATAAAGATGACAAAGTAGGATTTCATTATCCGTTTGGAAGATTAGATCAAAGATTCTTCAGTGTAGCAGAATGGTTTCAACATCAATATCTTACTAAGGTACCTTTTGAAAATCTAGTCAACGACATGTCACCTATATCACAATGTTTGGATTCTAACAAAGTTCCTGTTACGCCTTTTGGTGATGGAGGAGTAATAGGAAACATTTGGTCGTTAGAAAAAGATGCGGCCTGGCATTTTGACACTCATAAATTTTACGCTTATTTGCGTGACGAATATTGTTTGCCTAAGGGCGTAATACATATAGTTACAGATGTGAACGGAGCGCAAACTGATGAAAACGGATACATTACAAGTTTAGATACAGATCAAGGATCAATTACCGGCGACTTATTTTTTGATTGCACTGGATTTAAACGTGCATTGATTGAAGGTGTATTAGAAGAACCGTGGGGCGAGTTCAATAATAAAACTTATACTGACTGTGCTTGGGCAGCAGCACGGCCGTATAAAGATAAAGAAAAAGAATTAAGACTTTATACTAATTCAGTTGCACTAGGGTACGGATGGGTATGGGAAATACCAACTTGGGAGCGTATCGGTACTGGATATAATTATGCAAGCAAGTACACCACTAAAGAACAAGCATTACAAGAGTTTAAAGATTATTTAGGCCCAGTTGCTGATGAAATGGAATTTAAGCACATACACATGCGCAATGGCATGAGCGAACGACTTTGGGTCAAAAACTGTATAAGTATCGGACTTGCTGGTGCATTTATTGAACCGTTAGAATCAAATGGATTAATGAGCGTACATGAATTTTTATTGAACTTTGTAAACATTGCAGAAGGCAAAGATGCACTAAACAATTTTGACGCACATACATTTAATAACGTATGTCGTGAACAGTTTTTATATTTTGCAGATTTTATTACATTGCATTACGCTATGACAAATAGAGACGATACACAGTATTGGCGCGACATACAAATGCAAGAGTTTAACGATAGTGATTTGTTAAAAGAAATTTACGAACTTCGAGGATCTCAATTCTTCAATATAGAAGATAAACTAAAGTTTGAAACATTAGGTGCTAATATTTACATGTTAGCTGGACATAAAATAAATCCGTATACTAGTTTTAAACATAGTAATATGAAATTTTGGAATGTAGACTTCGACGACATGGTTAAGGATTTACAAACTGTTATTAATAATAACAACTTAGATAAAGAAAAAATTACTGCTAGGTTTCCGACTAGTTTAGAATATTATAGTCAGTTTCACAAATGAACATAACTCCGCTATTTCCTAGTTTTCTAGCCAGCGACGAACCTAAAGTCGATAATAATATAATTGCAACATACTGTAACAGCTTAGTAGGTGAAAGTGTAACAGTTGACCCGTTTGTTAATGAACTTTCTGATTTAACTGAATGGATGGTATCTAGAGCAAATGGCTTTAAAGAATTACAAGGACTTCATAGTCATTTAAAAGTTAATCTTAATGAATGTTGGGTTAATATATTAAACAAACAATCGTTTCATATAAATCACCCACATGCACATGCAGACAATTGGGTTAGTTTTGTATACTATGTAACTGCCAATGAAGATAGCGGTAATATTATTTTTATGTCACCGCATCAAAATGTTGAGTTAACTATTCCTAGAAGTTATGTTAATAATGGAAACTTGCATAACTCTCCTAGATGGTCTGTTACTCCGTTTAATGGGTTAGTAATTGCATTTCCTTCTTGGCTCACCCATTATGTCGAACAAAACCAAAGTAGCGAGCCAAGAATATCTATTGCTTATAATTTTACGTTGTCTTAAACAAACGGACTTTTTTCTACTTCTAGCACTGCCTCTGACAAATACAGTCGATCTTCTTTATCATCTTTATCGCTAATCTGAGAAATAGATCCTTCTTGAGATAATAATTCTAGTCCTGCAGGCATACACGGGGGAGCATGAAATACTGATCCTTCAGTCATTTCTTGTTCGTATAACTTACCTTCTTGAGTGTTAATGTAGCTAACTTTAAACTTGCCACTATTAATAAACCAACTCTTAGTTGCATTTTGATTAAAGTAAATTGGCGTCTTGCCACCTTGCTTATCAAATACCATAATTTTACCAAGATATGTTTCTGTCTTAACCCAGGTAACGATATAGCCAAAGGTTGTTTTTTCAACGTTGTTATTTGTTGTCATTTTATCCTCAATCAATTAAATTAATTACTTCAAACAATGTTTCTAATTTATTCAAATTTACTTTTTTGTTTAAAGTGTTTTGTAGTCCATAGTGCAATGGCTTTGGCCAGTGCCCAAACGATACCCATGCATATCCGTTATGTTCGCTGTTTAGACAAGGAATAAATTCTTCCTTAATAACGCAGAGATATGTATGGAATAAAAACTTAGTGTCCACAGATACAAATGTTTCAAGAGGAATTGTTTTCTTTATTTCTAAAGGACCAATTTCTTCTTCAATTTCTCTACGTAACCCCTCCCAAGGAGTTTCAGAGTCTTCATTTGTTCCGCCTACTAGCCCCCATACATTTTTATTTTTACTGTTTGCTCTATGTAAAAATAAAAACCGGTTAGAGTCTAGTGCATAGACCAGAGCACCACTGCAAATAATATCTTTCATACAAGTAGTTATATTAGAATTCTATTTTCCAAGCGCCATTTGGATATTCGCCTTCGAATGAAAGAATCCATTCGCCGCTATCAAACTTATATTGAACGCCTGTGTTAAGATTTGTAGTATAAACTGTTCCGTATACACTAACATCAGTATCTGCATCAAATACAACGCTCCACTTGGCACCGTCCCATTCTACAATATCATTTGCATCAGCAACAAAATCAGTACCGTCGTTGTTTTTCCAAGCATCGGCGCCGTCAGTGTTTATACTACTTCCTATTGGCGCTAATAATAATATTCTTGGGTTATCTGACATGCTTACGCTTTGTAGTGTACGTGGATCAGATTTAGTAGGATCAATAATTGCGTCAATCTTACTTCTATTTCCTTGAGAACTTGAAATAACAGTGTCAGTTGGTAAACTGTCTATATCCCAATCAACTGTTACTTCTGTATTAGATATTGGACTAATTGCAATTCTTCCAATGATGTCGTATTCAAAGTCAGAGCGAGATAATCTAATAGTAGTTACGCCATCTTCAAATTTACTAGGAAATCCTTTAACAAATTCGTCCCATGAAATGCCGCCTACTATGCCTCGTTTAATTAATTTAGCAGTGGTATTTAATACTAACAATTCGCAGTCTTGGTATGCAGATTTATTTACATTAAGTTGTGTAAGCGATTGTGTCCAAGATTGTTCAGTACGCTCTCGTTTAATCTCGCCTGTAGGACTTACATAAAGGCCAGTTCGTAGATTTGCTTCTGGCAAAATATCAGTTTTTGGTATTTCTTGGAATACTTTTGTAAGAATATCTGTAACAACTCCAAGGCGTTTAACCTTTGCAGGAGGACTAATGTAAATTGGAGTACTAAATGTTAATGTACCTACGTCAATTTCGCTTTCTGTACCTGTTGGAATACTTCTGCTGCTCCAGTTAACAGTATCTAAGTTAACAACACTTAAACTAGTCCAGTCTAAATAATTATCTGTTGTTTGCAGTTCTAAACTAGGATTGAACAACATTAATATTTGTTCCATCAGTTGCAATTTTTGTTCAGTATTACTAGTCCATATGTCTACATTAACAGTAAGTGTATACGGAGTAGGCATTAGACGTTCTACAGTATAATTACGACCTTCGTGGTTTAAATATTCTTGGCCATCTGCGTCATATGCACGTTCTCTAATATTAACTTTGTTAACATATGAACTATCGCTAGTCCTATTACGATCCATTTCTAGTCCAGTAATATATACGCCCATACGCGGAGCACTTGGTATTTTGTTCTCCGAGTTGTCTCTTAAAATACTTCCAACTTGTCTAGTAATATCACCGTACATAGCAGGAACAGTAGTAAGTTGACCACTGCCGTCTGCGTATGTAAACCCACTCATCATTCTAATTAATTGAGTTAAGTATCGTCTTATCTGACCGTCGTAAAAGTGATCCATTAATTATCCGCCTTAGGCCTTAGTGCCTTACTTAGACTTTGTTTCTCTGCTTCTCTGTTATTGTAGAAGTTTATAGTCCATTGTCCATCGTATTCGATTGTGTCTTGTACATTAGCAATTTCCGGAAGTGTAATTAGCACAGTTGAATCACTGTTTGCAGTAACTAGTCCTGGATGATCTGCAATGACATAATGTTTAGTATGTGTGTCAATTTTTAATTCTAGATACAATGCAGTAACAGGGTATGCAATACTAGTATCAAACGATATTGCACCTACAGTAAGTACAGAACTTCCTGATGCAACCTTATCGTTGTACACATATGCTTTGTTGTTAATAAACGTACCTTTTTGGTGCATACGATTTGTATTGTTTGTCATTGTCATTCTGTCAACATCGTGTACTTTCCTCCACGCTGCTCCATCATATTGAAATAAACGTTTTGGCATAAAATCAGTACGTAAAAAATAATCGCCTGAGCCTGCAATTTCAGGAAAAGAAATGCCATGGCCAAAATTTGAACCGTTAGGAGCAAACTCGTCACCAACTAGGTATCCACTATACCCAAGTTTAGACGGAGGTGCTGTTACACTAGCTCCGTCGACTTTTTCTATTTGAATTTCACTACTAGTTTCAGTAGATTTAACTTCCATTTGGTAATAGTGGCTAGTGTCATACCCCGACTTAGGTGCGTCTACTTCTGCCTGATTAATAATAGCATCATTTACTTGCATTTCTTTTTCGTATGTAGACAGTAGGTCACGTAATGTATTGCCAGTATCTCCATCTTCGGCTGACAAATCAAGTATTTCTTTGAATTCTTGACTATCGACAATTTGTTTTAATTTTAGTCTATACAGGTGTGGATACCATGTAGGACTAAAACCTTCACTTGCACGGTTAACATCTTCTACTACATAAAAGCGTTTTAACGCAACACTGTAATCGTTTAGTGCGTACTCGTCTTTCATATGCGGCAATTCAATAACGTCACCGCTCATCATTTTTCTGCCAATTGTTTTAACACTTTTGTTTATTGGAATAGTCATAAACAATGTATCGTTATCTAAGAATAGCCCAAACTGTGACATATTAAAGTCATTGTCGTTTACGCTATAAATGCCACGCATGGTATAAATGTCTGGATCGTATTTTCGATCTCTATTTTCCATAAACAGCAAGTCTTGTATATTAGTTTCCTTAACGCTATCATACTTCGGCTGGTCAGCTGTAGCATCTGCGTCATCGGGGTTTTTAGGGCCTAAGTACTTGTGGACATTAATATCCGTACCTCCGACTGTAAACATCTCTGTGATCTGACGATCTAAGAAGCTGTAGTCTTTACCCTTTTCTGGTTTATATAAACTTATTCTTGGCATACTATATTTATGCTACGGATAAATACTATGTGGAGAATATTATATGTCAACAGTAAAACAACAAGTATTTGATTATGTAAATGCAATGCTCGGCGGCGGAATGATTGACGTAGAGCTAGATCCGATCCATTATAATACAGGATTAGATAAGGCATTGTCTAAATTTAGACAGCGCAGCGATAACGCAGTTGAAGAATCATATATGTTTATGCCAACAGTGATTGATCAAAACACATACACACTGCCAAATGAAGTTGTAGAAGTACGTCAGCTTTTTCGCAGAAGTATTGGCTCAAGAACAGGCGGCGGCGATGGCGGAACATTATTTGAACCATTTAACATGGCATACACAAACACTTATTTGTTGTCTAGTTCAAACTTAGGCGGATTAGCAACATACGATATGTTCTCACAGTATCAAGAATTAGTTGGACGTATGTTTGGGTCATTTATTGAATTTAAATGGAATACCCAATCTAAGCAACTAACTTTACTACAGCGTCCTAGAGCTGAAGAAGCATTGTTACTATATGTTTATAATTATAGAACTGATGAACAGTTGCTAGACGACTATCTAGCAAAACAATGGCTTAAGGATTATACATTAGCAGCCTGTAAGCATATGCTAGGCGAAGCACGTTCAAAATTTGCTACAATTGCAGGACCACAAGGCGGCACAAGCCTTAACGGTGATGCACTAAAAGCCGAAGCATCAGCTGAAATGGAAAAACTTGAAGAAGAACTTAAACTACAAGTTGCAGGCGGTGTTGGCTACGGATTTGCAATCGGCTAAAAACATTCAAAGTTGGCGCTAACATTCTGTTATGCTGTAAATACAGTATAACAAGGAGGTACTAACATGTGCAGTCCGTATGTACGTAAAGAAGCTAACCGACTTAACTGGATGATCAAAGGACAGTTAATTGACAAGTCCGAGTCAGACACAACCATTGAACGCATATATGATTCGTATTTCAAAAGGTTGTGGAATAACAATGAAAATTATATCCACGAAGAAGGGTTTGAAGAAGCCTATCAAAAAGTTCTTGACAAACAACAATAAGATGCTATAATAAACAGTATATTCACTAAGGAGTATTCTGTGTTACCTAAATTATTAGTAGTTGGACATGGCAGGCATGGTAAAGATACCGTCTGCGAAATTTTAGAAAATTATGGTTACAAGTTTGAATCAAGTTCAAAGTTTTGTTCTGACCTTTTTATCTTTAATGATTTAAAAGACAAATACGGTTATCAAGACGAAGAACAATGCTATGCAGATAGACACAATCATCGTACCGAATGGTACAACATGATTCATGATTACTGCAAAGATGATCTAGCACGACTAGGCCGTAACTTATTTAAAGAACATAATATCTATTGCGGATTGCGTAATCGTCGAGAATTCTTTGCAATGCAAAATGAACAAATTTTTGATTATGCTATTTGGGTAGATCGTTGTGATCATTTGCCTAAAGAAGATCCTAGTTCAATGAGTATCGAACAATGGATGTGTGATTACACACTTGACAATAATGGTTCGTTAGAAAGATTAGAAAAGAACGTTGCAGTTCTTATGCGCACAATTTTTAAAAATCAGGGACTAGGTCACCCTGCTTCCAACGGATACCTTCTTTCTGAAGTAGACGTTGACAGTTAGCACATATAGTTTTTAAATTTGTAGGACGGCAGTTATTTAAATCTCCGTCTATGTGAAATACGTTAAACTGTTCTTTATGGATTGATTGGTATCCACACTTTTCGCAGTTGTCTTTCTTTTCGTATCCACGTTGTTTCCATTTAGGTATTCCGTGATTAACACCATTCCGCAAACAGGTTTCGCAGAGCTTACGATAGTAAGTTCTGTTTCCTTTTTTGTAGTTTATTGCTGCGGGACGCTCTCCGCATTTACATAATGGGCGCATACTATTATTTAGCTCACCTTTTCGGCCCCTTTTTTGGGCATATATCGCATGGGTTTTCTCCTGCGGTTGCTAAATACATGTAACGAAACTACCAACTCGTATTATAGGAGAAAACAAATGGCATTAACATCACCAGGAGTAGAAGTCAAAGTAATTGACGAATCGTTCTACACCCCGGCAGAGCCAGGCACAACACCAATGATCTTTGTTGCTTCCGCTGAAAACAAAACGAACGCAAGCGGAACAGGAACAGCACAAGGAACCATTAAGGCAAATGCTGGCAAACCTTACTTATTAACATCACAGCGTGATTTAGCAGACACCTTTGGCGATCCGCTATTTTATACAGATAACAATAATAATCCAATTCATGCAGGCGAACTTAACGAATACGGCTTACATGCTGCTTATTCATATTTGGGCGTAAGTAACAGAGCATGGGTTGTACGTGCAGATATCGACTTAGCAGCACTAAGTCCATCAGCAACAGCACCATCAGCTAATCCAATGGCTGGAACATATTGGATCGACACACAAACAACAAGTTTTGGCATCCAAGAGTGGAATGGCGCAGCAGTAACAGTAACTGGTGGACAGTCATATACATACAAAACACCTATTGTTATTACTGACAGCACCCAATTAACAGCTGGTTCAGATCTAACAAACGGTACACAGGGACAAATTCCAAAAACTACTGTAGGTGCCATCGGCGACTATGCTGTTGTGTTTGGCAGTACAATTGCTAGAACATTTTACAGAAATCAAAGCGGCACATGGGTACTAGTTGGTAGTGATGTATGGAAAAAGAGTTGGGCTACAGTACGCGGTACTAAGTCTAATCCTGTTTTCTCCCAAGGCTCAGCAAACTTTACACTAAACGGTACACCAGTTACTGTTACTTCAGGCAATACTATCGGTGATGTTGCAACTACTATTACTTCATTGTTTCCTTTAGGAAATATCAATGCAGCAGCAGTTGACGGCAGACTAGAAATTTACAGTGACGGAACTGATTCAGCAGCTGACGATTCAGCAGCAGAAGGTTCAATTGAAGTTGCAGGTGATGCACTACTTTTAGGCGAGTTAGGCCTAGCAGCTAGTACATATTATCCACCAGCATTGCAAATTAGTAAGCACACACAAGTTCCAGCTTACAAAACACAAGACACATACTCACGCCCAACAGGAAGTGTATGGATGAAAACAACCGAGCCAGGCAATGGCGCACGTTGGAGAGTTAAAGTATGGAACACAGCTACGCTATTATGGGACACTGTTGAAGCACCGCTTTTTGCATCACATGAAGAAGCATTATACAGTCTAGATAAAGTAGGCGGCGGCTCAAACATTGCAGTCGGCGCACTTTATGTACAAGCAAACGTTGCAGGGGATGCAGATCCATTAGCGACATTTACTGTTTACAAGCGCGAAGCAGTTGCACCAACTACAATTACAAGTGCAGCAGTAACAGGCGTAACTCCGGGCAATTATGCAATTGGGTTATCGGCTACAGCGCCAAACAGTGCAGTCTTTAGTGAGCAGGTGACTATTGAATTTACAACTACAAATAGTACAGTAGATGCAGAGGCATTTGCAACTGCAATTACTAATGCAGGTGTTGCACATGTTAGTGCATCAGTTACAAGTCAAAATAAGATTGTAATTACACATGCTAAAGGTGGTGAAATTAAATTCCGTGATGATTTATCTAATGCAGTATTAGGCAACTTAGGATTTACACGCTTTGCAAGTGTAACAAATGGTACGCCTAACTTATACTATGCACAAGGCACATCCAGCGCCACAGATCCATTACAATTAGTAGCAAGTCAATGGAAAGCAACACGTAACAGTTCAGGTACTGAAGTTGCATTTTACACTGCATCAAACGATCCAGTAACTTCACTTGCTTTAGATGGCGCATTATGGTACAATTCAATTGTTGACGAAGTTGACATTATGATCCACAACGGTACTACATGGGTTGGCTATCAAAACTATAGTGCAGATTATTTAAACTGCGATCCGGCAGGTCCGATTGTTGCAGCAAGTACTCCGCTACTACAAAGTAATGGCACAGCACTAGCAGACGGTGATCTTTGGATTGACACTAGCGACTTAGAAAACTATCCGATGATTTATCGCTTTAACGCTAACTTAGTTAACACACCAACAGCTAATCGTTGGGTATTGTTAGACAAAGCTGATCAAACATCAGAAAACGGTGTACTATTTGCAGATGCACGTTATAATACAGCAGGCGCAAACAGTGGCCTGGAAGGCGATATTGCAGACTTACTAGTAAGTAACTACTTAGACCCAGATGCTCCAGATCCAGCACTATATCCAAAAGGTATGTTGTTATGGAACCTAAGACGTTCTGGCTTTAATGTTAAGAAGTTTGTACGTAACGCAATTGATGTTAATGCAGACAACGGACGCATGGCCGACGAAGCAATGGGATCATACTATCCACATCGTTGGGTTACTGAATCAGGCAACCAAGCTGATGGCGCAGGTAGCTTTGGCAGAATTGCACAGCGTAAAGTTATTGTACAATCATTACAAGCAATGCTTAATAGTAATGATGACATTAGAGATAATGAGTCACGTATCTTTAACTTAATGGCAACACCAGGATATCCAGAACTAATCGGCGAAATGATTACACTAAATTATGACAGAGGTTTAAGTGCTTTTGTTATTGGTGATTCACCAGCAAGATTAACACCAGATGCAACTTCATTAAATGAATGGGCAACTAACGTTAAACTAGCAGTTGAGGATAATGATGACGGTCTAGTAAGTAGAGATGAATACTTTGGTACATTCTACCCATGGGGCTTTACAAGTGACAACTTTGGTAACAATGTTGTTGTTCCGCCAAGTCACATGATGCTACGCACAGTTGCACTAAGTGACCAAGTTAGCTACCCATGGTTTGCACCAGCAGGTACAAGACGTGGCGGCATTACTAATGCGTCAAGTGTTGGATATATCAACAACGAAGGCGAATTTGTAAGTGTTGCACTAAACGAAGGTCAGCGCGATACATTGTATGCACAGAATGTTAACCCAATTACATTTATTAGTGGTGCAGGACTTGTTAACTACGGTCAAAAAACTCGTGCAAGAGGTTCGAGCGCACTAGACAGAATTAACGTGGCACGTTTGGTAATTTACTTACGTTCACAACTAAGTCAGTTAGCTAAACCTTATATCTTTGAACCAAACGATAAGATTACACGCGATGAGATTAAACAGGCAGCAGAGAGCTTAATGCTTGAGCTTGTTGGTCAAAGAGCATTGTACGACTTCTTAGTAGTTTGCGATGAATCAAACAATACTCCAAGCAGAATCGATAGAAATGAACTATACTTAGACATTGCTATTGAGCCTGTAAAAGCAGTTGAGTTTATTTACGTTCCACTAAGACTTAAAAATACTGGGGAAATAGGCGGGCTATAAGGCATAGATTTAGACCCCTGAAATATGGGGTCTAAATTTGCTAAATACTTGCAACAGGAGAAAACAGAATGGCAATTTCAACACTAAGCAAAATTACAGTTCCTTTAGCAACAGGCGATAGCGCAGCTAGTCAAGGCTTATTAATGCCGAAGCTACAGTACCGCTTCCGTGTTACGCTAGAGAACTTTGGTGTATCAACACCGACAACAGAATTAACAAAACAAGTAGTAGATGTAACCCGTCCAACGGTAAGTTTCGAAGAAATCGAAATTCCAGTTTACAACTCACGTGCTTACCTAGCTGGTAAACATGCGTGGGAAGCTATTACACTTAACTTACGTGAAGATGTTAATAATAACGTACAGAAGCTAGTAGGCGAACAGTTACAGAAACAGTTTGACTTCTACGAGCAGTCAAGTGCAGCATCTGGACAAGATTATAAATTTACAACACGTATTGAGATCTTAGACGGCGGTAACGGTGCTAATACACCAAACGTACTAGAGACATTTGAACTATACGGTTGCTTTGTACAAAACGCAGCGTATAACCAATTATCTTACAGTGCAAACGAACCTGTTACAGTTACATTAGCAATTAGATACGACAATGCTATCCAAACACCAGATGGAACAGGCATTGGTACAGCAGTAGGCCGTACAACTAATACAATGATTACAGGTGGCGGCGTATAATAAACTCCACAGCCATTCTACAATTAAGGGAGCTTTTTAGCTCCCTTTTTTATTATATACGTACTTTATTATAAAGGATAAATATTTATATGGCAAGTAAGTTTACAGGATTCTTAGATAACGTAGCAAGTGGTATTTTAGGACCAAAAGGCAATATGGCTGATTGGCAGCATGCCGCACGTCTATATACCGACGACACACAAAAACATGCTCCAAAACTTGGATTTTTGTATCATGTTACATTTACGCTAACTAAAGAAGCACAAGCAATTATACCAGAACTAGCATCGTATACTAATGTCATTGGCATGTTAGTTAAGAACGTTGATCTACCTAAATTCCAGGCGCAAACAGATACTAAGAATATGTACAATCGTAAGAAGAATGTACAGACACGTATAGACTATTCGCCAGTTAATATTACATTTCATGATGACAACTTTGGTGCTACTACTGCATTAATGGAAGCATACTACAAGTATTATTATGCAGACGGCAATCATTCGTTAAGTACCGGAGCATACGGTAATAGAACTACAGGCGACAACACTTATGCTGGCGCAAGTGCTAATGAATACAAATATGGTATGAACAACAACACACCTAGTGTACCGTTTTTTGATCGTATTGAAATTGCGCAAATGGCACGTAAGAGTTATACTAAATTTACATTAGTTAATCCGCTAATACAGTCTTGGCAACACGATAGACTTGACAATACACAAAGTAGTAACATACTAGAAAATCAAATGACTGTTGCATATGACTCTGTGTTTTATGACAGGGGCTATGTTGAAGCAGGCGAAAACGGAAGCCCAACAGGCTTTGGTAGAACTGATCATTATGACAGAACTCCTAGTCCTATTACATTAGAAGGCGGAGGCACATTAGGCATTGATGGAGTGTTTGGAGCAGGTGTAGACTTGTATGAATACATTACACAAGGCAAAAATTTTAGTAACCCATTTGCAGCAGGAATTGCAGCAGCAAATCTAGCTAGGAATGTAAGAGATTTAAACTCAGAAGGATTACGAGAAGGCGGCCTACGTATCCTAACTGGAGCAATTGGTGACGCTGCTGGCATTGATGTTAGCGGAGTTGCACAAACGTTTTTTCCAAAGAACAGCGGCAAAGGCGGCGGCAAAGACTTGCTAGTAGCAACAGCAGCAATTGCAGGTTTATCAGCAATTGCATCATCGAGGCAAACGTCAATTACTACAGGGGACACTAATCCTGCGCAAGAACAAGACGCACAATTTCAAAAGTTTAGAAGTTCTTTTCAAAGCGGAAATAGTGCAGGGGGCATAAACGAAGCAAGAGCGCGATTTGACGCTTTACCAGACTCTGAAAAGGCAAAATTTAGTTAAGGAGTATATTATGTCTAGCTTACCTCAAGAAAAACCTAATAATTTTAGTGACAAGGGTGTTACTACTTTTTTTAATAATTATTATTCAAAGAAATTAACTTTTCCTACTAACCAAGTTGATGCTGTTATTGCATTTTTTGAAAAACGAGGCTTTGACAAAACTGCTGCAATTTCAGTTGGTACTACATTATTGCAGCAAGCAAAACTCGACAACATAAACGTTTTCAAATTACTAGATACTCTTAAAGGGTTAAACGAAGTACAATTAAGTGCAGTAGTAACTGAAGTACTTAATTACAATAGACCAAAGACTAGTACACTAGGCTACAAACGACCAGCATCTGCTGAAAAATTTGAAAAAAGAAATATTGTAGCTTAACATGAGTAGATTTGCTCAAGGAAAATTCACACCACGATTTCCTGAAAAATATATAGGAACAAAAACACCAACTTACCGCAGTAGTTGGGAATTCCATTTTATGAAATTTTGTGACGAACATCCTAGTGTAGCAAAATGGGCGAGTGAAGCAATCAGAATTCCTTATCGCAATCCCTTAACTGGTAAACATACTATCTATGTACCAGACTTCTTTATTGCATATGCAGATAAAACAGGTAAACAGAAGGTAGAACTAATTGAGGTTAAACCCAATAATCAAACTTCATTAAAAGAAGCAGGTAAAAGTAAACATAATCAATTACATGCGGTAGTTAATCAAGCCAAATGGGCAGCAGCATATGCATACTGTAAGCAAAAAGGCATTACATTTCGTATTATAACAGAAAATGACATGTTCCACAAAGGTGGATCAAGACGATAAATAATAGTAGCATATAATGGAAAACTGCGATGACAAAGAAACTTGAAGAACTTTTAAATTTGCCTGACTCTAAAGAGATTGTACAAGAGGCAAAAAAAGAAGAAGACAAACGAAATAAAAAACACTCAGCTGTAATTCAACAAGAAGAGACAGTTAGAAGTATTGAAGAGTTTGACAAGATTGCAAGTGCATTACCAGCAGTTAAAGGTCTTGGACAAAAAGCAGACGACGAACTCGAAGACATTGCTCAAAAAGCATTAAGTGCATATGACGATCTAATGGACTTAGGAATGAACGTAGAAGCACGTTACTCTGGGCGAGTATTTGAAGTTGCTGGAGGAATGCTCAAAACAGGACTTGATGCTAAAGTTGCAAAAATGGATAAAAAATTAAAAATGATCGAATTGCAACTTAAAAAAGAAAAAATGGACAGAGATGGCGTAGGTACTAGTGAAGGCGACATCGTAAACGGCACAGGATTTGTAGTTACAGACCGTAACAGTTTAATTGAGAAGTTAAAGAATCTAGATAAATAACTTAAACTGGGAAACAACATGAAAAAGTTTAGCGAATACTTAACAGAGTCTAATAAGACATATAAATTTATTGTAAGAATTGCAGGTGATTTACCTGAGCAATGTGACGAAAGTCTAAACACTTGTTTAGGCAGATTCCAATGCGTAAACGTGTCAAAACCAAAGCGCACACCAATTCAAGAAACACCAATGGATTTTCCAACACTACGCAATACAGAAGTGCATACTTGGGAAGTTGAAATTAAGTATCCAACTACTAAGCAAGTTATGCAAGAATATATTGCACAACATTGCGGTGTTCAAAACTCACATGTTAATGTTCGAGCCGAAGGCGACCCAGTTGAAGCAGATCATCAAGAAGATGCTAAGAACGAACCATATGAGTCAGTACTACAAACAGAAGACATGGGCGGCGAAAGCGCACAAGACGCTGTTGGAGAGAACAGAGTAATGGACTTGTTAAAAGAATTAGAAAAATCTCGCTCAGAAAGAGAAATTGATCCAATTGACGCTGCTCCCAGTGGCACTTCAACAGATATTGGTGACACAGAAAACACTAAAGCAGTTGTAGGAGGCTAAACAATGAGCAACAATATGTTAGACATCTTAAAGAATCTAGATGCAGCAGTCGCAGGAGATAAACCATCTACAGGTGCTGCCAACGTAAACGATATGAAAACTATCCTAGAGTCAATTCAGTCAGTAGAAGAGTGCGGTATGGAAGGCTCAATGCCACCTCCGATGTCTGCACCTACTATGCCAGAAAGAGACAAAGTACGTATGAATGTTAACATGAGTGCAGAAGGCACTGATGGTATTGCAGATTTACTTAGATTAGTAGGCGGCGCAGCTAAGCCAGAAACTCCTAATTTACCAATGAAGATGCCAGTAAAGGCACCAATGCCAATGTCAATGGACGGACATGACGACATGGCACGTTTAATGACTATTGCTAGTGACGAACACGGCGATGACATGGACATGGATGAAGAATGGGACAATGCTCCAGCTGAAGTTTATGAGCCGTTAGATGCTGCATTAGCATCAGGCGATGATCTACACAAGTCTAAAAAATCATACAAAGCAACTGCTGGTGGAGACAATCCTATGGCAGTTGAAGAAGACGATGAGTTAGAAGAAATTAAATCTGCACTAAGAGCAGAGTGGGATCAAAAGCTCGGAGAAGAAGAATTAGTACGTGGTATTCAAAGTAATGGCGCTACTGTTAATTTTAACATCGATAAAAAAAAGCCTAAAACTACATGGAAAAAAGGCGCCGATACAATGACGCTATATGCAACTCCAGAAGAGATTGCAAAAGCTAGAGATCTTAAAGGGTGGAAACAACAGAAAGCAGCAGCCCCAGCAGCAAAGCCAGCAGTTGCCAGCGGTGCAGGTGATGAAGCAGCAGCACAAGCAGCAGGTGCAGCAAAAGCAGGTGTAGACGGTCCAGCAGATGCAGCAGCGGCAGCAGCATCACAACAAAATGCAAAAGCAGGCATAGACGGTTCAGCAGCGCCAGCAGCAGAGCCAGCAGCAAGCACAGAATATACTGTTGTAGCAGGCGATAATTTAACTAAAATTGCAAAAGCAAACAACACTACAATTGATGCTATTGCTAAACTAAATGGCATCAAAGATGTTAACAAAATTCAAGTTAATCAGAAACTTAAAATTCCAGGAGCAGCAGCTCCAGCAGCAGCTCCAGCAGAGCCAGCAGCAGAGCCAGGCATTGTTGACAAAGCGCAAGACGCGGTAGGCGGAGCAGTTGACAAAGCGCAAGACGCGGTAGGCGGAGCAGTTGATGCAGCACAAGCCGCAACCGGCACCGATACTGGTGCAGTTGGAGCAGCAGTTGATGCAGTTCAGGCAGGTACTGGAGCAGCAGTTGATGCAGTTCAGGCAGGTACTGGCGCAGCAGTTGATGCAGCACAGGATGCAGCAGGAGCAGTAGGCGATGCAGTATCGAGTGCATGGGATTCAGTTAAGAGCTGGGCATCAGATACATTTGGTTCAGACGACGAAGCAGCAGTAGCAGATACTCCAGAAGCTACTAAAAAATCGTTAGAAGCACAGATGGCTGAAATCCAATCTAAACTTAAAGAACTTGAAGCCGCTGAACAAAAAGACGGTCAAGCGTAAATTAACATTACTAATTTACAAACTCAAATAGCACCCAAGGGTGCTATTTTTTTGGTTAAATAACTTTATGAGCAAATCACTAGACGGCGTCTTAATTAAAAAGGCGAATAAAAAAGAACAATACACTGAAGAGCAAATTGCAGACTTAATGGCCTGTATGGATCCTGAATCAGGATACTTATACTTTGCTAAAAAGTTTGCATACATTCAGCATCCTGTACAAGGTAAACTGTTGTACAATCCTTACGATTATCAGCTAGGGTTAATGCATAGTTATCACAACTTCCGCTTTAATATTAATATGATGCCTAGACAAACAGGTAAAACTACGTGTGCTAGTATCTATCTAGCATGGTATGCAATGTTTATACCAGATCAAACTATTCTAGTTGCTGCACACAAATACACAGGTGCGCAAGAGATTATGTCCCGTATACGATTTGTATACGAAAGTTGTCCAGATCATATTAGAGCAGGCGTTACAAGCTACAACAAACAATCAATTGAATTTGAAAACGGTTCACGTATCGTAGCACAAACAACAACGGGCAACACAGGACGTGGTATGAGTATCTCGTTACTATACTGTGACGAGTTTGCATTTGTGCAACCTAACATCGCTGAAGAGTTTTGGACTTCGATATCACCTACACTAGCAACAGGTGGTCGTGCTATTATTACAAGTACACCTAACTCGGATGAAGATACCTTTGCAACCATTTGGAAACAAGCAGAAAATAAGTTTGATGAACACGGCAATGAACAAGAACTAGGCGCAAACGGGTTCCACTCATTTATTGCACACTGGAGCGAACATCCAGATCGTGACGAAGAATGGAAAGTAGCAGAGGTCGGCCGTATTGGCGAAGAGAAGTTCCGTCGTGAATACGGTTGCGAATTCCTAGTATTCGACGAAACGCTTATTAACTCAATTAAATTAGCAGCAATGGAAGGTGTTAATCCTATACTTAATATGGGACAAACACGTTGGTACAAAAAACCCACTAATCAATTTACATATTGTATTGCACTTGACCCTAGCATGGGTACAGGTGGAGACAATGCTGCTATACAAGTGTTTGAATTGCCTAGTTACGAACAAGTAGCAGAATGGCAACATAATCAGACTGCCATTCCAGGACAGATTAGAGTACTGTCCGATATATGCAAATATATTGAACAGGAAACTAAAAACCCGCAGGGAATTTATTGGAGCGTGGAGAACAATGGCTTAGGTGAAGCTGCCCTAATCGTTATAAACGACTTCGGTGAAGAGAACATTCCGGGTTTGTTCGTCAGTGAGCCGATGCGTAAGGGACACGTTCGTAAATTCCGCAAAGGATTTAATACTACACACAGTACAAAAGTAACTGCATGTAGTAGACTAAAAACAATGCTTGAAAACGACAGAATGACTATTAATAGTAAACCTCTACTAAGTGAGCTAAAAGGATTCATTGCAACTAATACAAGTTTTCAAGCAAAGTCAGGCATGTCAGACGATTTAGTAAGTGCTACATTATTAGCATTAAGAATGATCACTGTACTTAAAGATTGGGATCCTAGAGTATATGACACATTTAATCAAGCGGAAGTAGATGCTGATTATGAAATGCCAATGCCAATCTTTGTAAGTAGTAGTTATTAATGATTATTGATTCTGTGCCTAATAGTATTAGTGACCCTATTTTAACCTTGTTAGAATCTGATCAAGTGCCTTGGGTATTTGGCAATGAAGGTGTTAAAGAATTAGATACAGCAGGGTACTACGATAGTCCTCAATTTACACATACAATGATCGAAGAAGATTATGCCGGTGACGTACACCCTGCTGTTCACGATTTATGGAAATATGTATACAAAGCACATAAAGAAGTTGCAGAAGATTTTGTAAAATTATATAGAATAAAATGTAATATGGTTACTAGAGGTAAAGACAGTGTACCTCATGTACCGCACCTAGATCGTTATACTCCGCACACTGTGATGATCTATTATGTAAATGATTGCGATGGTAACACTATTATTTTTAACGGTGAAGAAGAAGTTAGAATAACACCAGAAAAAGGAAAGTATGTAATTTTTAGCGGAGACTTAAAACATTGTGGAACCAGCCCGATAGTAAGCAACTATAGGTTATTAATTAACTTTAACTTTTAAGGATAAATACTTGTATGAAAAGTTTAGATAATATCGCAGAAGATCTGTTTAATAAAATACGTGGTCGTTTCCCCAGTATAACGATCGGTAATCAAGATGGTAAAGTTACAACTGATCCACTGACTGCTCGTTTCTTTGATTTTGATTATAAAGAAGCAGGACGTAGTATAGGCAAAGTAAGTATCTCAATAAGTGAAGATAAACTTTCAGTAATGTATAGTAATAGTTTCGTTGAAGCTGAAGACTCAATGACTAGACAAAATTGGTATAACTTCTTAAAGGAGTTAAGAACCTTTGCAAAGAAAAGACTATTACAGTTTGACACAAGAGACATTACGAAATCAAATTTAGATAAAAGAGATTATAAATTCCTTGCACAGAAACAAGGCGGAGAACAAACAATGAGCGAATCAAAATTATATGGTACTAGTCGTATTAGTTACCAAGATGTAGGAAATGCTAGATTGAGCATTAGACACAGCCAAAGTGTAAACCAAGAAGTTGCATCTAGTCGTACACAACATATTGACAGAATTTATGTTGAAAGTACTGAAGGCGAACGCTTTATGTATCCTTTCCGTCACTTGAATGGTGCCCGTGCAATGGCAAGACACGTTGCAGAAGGTGGCAAACCGTTTGATGATTTTGGCAAACATATTACTGGGCTAAGTGAAGAGCTTGCTAATCTAAAGAAATTTAAAAGTTACATGGGTCGCTCAAGTGTAATGGCTGAAAGTCTTGCTGATTATGTAGATGTAGTAAAAGAAAGAATCCAAACAGTTAAAAAGACTGTAGAAGGACTACAAAAAGAGTCTTACTATAAAGAATCATTTAATAGTTTTGAAACACCGGTAATGGAAGATGTACCTGCAGATGTAGTTGAAAATTGGATTGAACAATTAACTATTAAGCAGTTTAATGAAGATTTAAAAGATGTATTTCCTTATGTATATAAATTAGTAGGCGAAGCAACTAAAGCTCAAGAACTAACTGCTGAGGATATGCTAGGCGAAAATGACGACATTGAAGCCGCTGTAAAAAGTGCGCTAGGCATGTCAACTAAACCAAAGGCTCGTCCAAAGGATTTAGGTAGTACTAAGCCAGCAGAGTCGTACGTTGTTAAACCTGGTGACACAATTTGGTCGATTGCAAAAAGATTTGCAGATAGTAATTATGACGGCGATACTAAAGAAGGCGCAAAAGATATACTAGAACTAAACGGCATCAAAGATCCCAAATCACTAAAGCCAGGACAAAAATTAGAAATTGGCTATTTTATGGGTGCAATGAAAAGTGGTGCAACACGCGGCCTTCCGCCAGGTGGGTTTGCAAATTACGAAGCTGACTTAGATAAAATGATGGGACAGTTTAGCGATAAAGAAGAAACTCCGCCAACTCCAAAAAAGCCAGAAACTCCAATTACTGAATTTATTCTTTCACTGTATGACAGAGAAACAGGCGAATTTCCAAAAGGCGAAACAGCAGTACTAACGGCAGTAGAAAAAGATTACGGCGAACAGTTTATTAACTCAGCTAAAGCATTTATTGAACGTGTGCAAGAAACATATGACTCTTATCAAATGGAAGCACATCCACAACAAATGGACACTGACGGTAAATTAGTATGTAAAGACTGTGGAGATGAACTAGATCACCCAACAACTAACTGTCCGCATGATTCACATGACCCGAGCGGTGACAATTGGGTAAAGGTAGATGTTGACGGAGACGGTGACAGCGATATTGAGATTCGTTCGACACAAGAAGAGAACGACATTAAAAGATTAGCAGGGCTATAATAGTCCTGTTATAAGTTTTATTTCTTTTTCTTAAAAAAAGACTTGACAATGTTTGTAAATCAGTATATAATATAAACTGTGCTACAAACAATTAGGCACTAGTAGCAACGTAGCTACAAGCACATAGGCATAACATTTAGGAGGCATTAACTATGGCATCATTAGCAGAAATCCGAGCAAAGCTCAAAGAGCAAGAAGCAGGTAACAACAACCGCAGTTCAGGCGGTGGTGACAACACAATTTACCCATTTTGGAATATTAAAGAAGGCGAGAGCGCAACCTTGCGTTTCCTTCCTGATGGTAATCCAGACAACACATTCTTTTGGAAAGAACGTTTAGTAATTAAACTTCCATTTGCAGGTGTTAAGGGTGACACGGACTCTCGTCCAGTACAGGTACAAGTTCCATGTATGGAAATGTATGGGGAATCATGCAGTATTCTTAACGAAGTGCGTGGTTGGTTTAAAGACGCAAGTCTAGAAGACATGGGTCGTAAGTATTGGAAGAAACGTTCTTATATCTTCCAAGGCTTTGTAACAGATAATCCGCTGTCGGACGATACAACTCCTGAGAATCCAATTCGTAGGTTTATTATTGGTCCACAAATCTTCCAGATCATTAAGCAAGCACTTATGGATCCAGATATGGAAGAGCTGCCAACAGATTATACTGCTGGTGTAGACTTCCGTCTTAACAAAACATCCAAAGGTGGATACGCAGACTATAGCACA